AAAAAAAAAAAAAAAAAAATAGTTTTTTTGTTTTTTTTTCCTGTACATATGCTTTGCATATGGTATAATAATCATGTAAACGGAAGGCAATAAACTTCCGAGAAAGGCGGAACCCATGGAAAACTTAAGAAGAAAAACTAAAAACACAGAAGTAACGATGAGCTTGGACGTGCTACTTGAGAATGAAAAAAGAATGGTTGAATTTCTTATGGCAGCACAAGAATTTGGACTAGACCACAAAATTATCGACGCAGATTTTGACAGAGGAATTTCAATCATTGATGTAACAGGAACAAAAGAAAATTTACTTAAGTTTTATTCAAGCGACTATTATAACTGCTCAGAAGATTACTTTGAGGAAGCATTTCAAGCAGCAATGGAGGAAAACGCGTAAGCGTTCTTCCTCTAAAAAGAAAGGCGGAAAATTATGACAAAAAAAGAAAAATTGGAAAAAATGCTGGAAGTCAAAGCTCAAGCTGTAGAAAACTTAGAAAGCTTACTTTCTGAGGCAAAGAAAAAAGTGGCAAAATTAGAATCTGAGTTATCAAAAGCAAATTATAATTGCCGTAAAGCTACAGAAAAATTAGAAGTTATGACTAAGAAAGAAAAAGAAATTTTTAATCCTTCTAGCGAAAATTATTACTCATTTGTAAAGTATCTTTGTAAAGAAATAGAGAAAACTTTTCCAAATGTTGTATCTTTGCCTCATGGATATTGCTGCAATACTGATTACTTCTCAAAATCAAAATACAGTAAAAATGCACCTGAAAACTATTTTTGTGCTAAACTTTTCAAAGGTGGACTTAATAGTAATTATACAAACGGAGAATGGGATATCATATACAATCTTTATTTCACCTGGAGGTTTGAAAATGATACTATAAAAAATAAAGTATTTTCTTTTGTTGAAGAGTTCTTAGCAAAATTTAATGTGCTATTTGTTATTCCAAAAAACGACTTAGAATGTTTTGAAATAGTTTTATAAAAAACACAAAGCAGAGATTAATTCTCTGCTTTTTCTTTTTAATGAAGGAGATTAAAATGAGTAGAAAGCAAGAAAGACCAACTAGACTATCAGAAGATGGAAAACATTATTTAGTAGTAGTTAAAAAACGTGTAGGTGCAAAAATTGTTTTATCAATAGCAGAAATACCTGTTAAATTTTGTCCGATATGTGGTAATAGAATTCAAATAAAAAATAAGTGCAAAAATGAATATCTTCATTTAAAAACTTGTGGTGAAATTGAATGTGTAAGAGCACAAGGACAATTAAGTAGAGATAAAAAAGAAAAGTTTTCTGCAGATACACCAGAACAGAAAAAGAAAAAATTAGAAACCGTTAGAAAAATGAAAGAAGCAGCAAAAGAACTTTCTAAATTATCATTTAGAGGATTTCAAAAATATTGAGGAGGAATAATATGGAAATACTAGTAAACTTCAAAGAAAAAATATCTGAATTAGTGAAAGAACTTTGCGTTCCTGAAAATTTCTACACTTTTTGGCATGAATTCAGAGACCAATATTTTTCAAAAGAAGTCTCATATAAAGAACAGTGTTTCATTGGTTATTTATTATCAGAAGTTCAAGATTCTTCTCCACAGGAAGTATCGGTATTGTGTCATGCCTTATTGTCAGAATTTGTATTAAGACAAAAAATATTTTCAGAAAGAAAAGATTATGAGAAAAATACCACAAAGATATGAAATAGATGGAAGTACTATTCTTTTTGGTGATTCCAGGAAATTAATAAAGCCATACGAGAATGGTACATACATGAAGTATAAAGACATGATTCCGTATTTATTCTTAAGAGAGCTAATTAATGTAGGAGAAAATGAATTCTGCGAAAAATGTATAATGAAAATTTGGAATTCTCGTGAAGAGCATTTTGAATGTAGAGCATTTGGAAAAGTAAAATTAGAAACAAGTGTAGAAAAATTAGACGAGAAAAGATGTGAACAATGCATAAAGATGTTGACATTTAATAAAGAAAGAAGCAATAATAAATAAAGAAAGGTAATATTATGGAATTTTATTATTTAAACATGGAAACTTTAGAAATCATAACAAAAGAAGAAAAAGAAAACTTAGAACTTAATAACCCAAACGAGCTTGAAAAAATTTATCCTTATAGAAGCTTATCAGAACTTAATAAGGATAGAATATTTAGAATTTCTTTTGAACTTAAAAAATTGAAAGTAAGAAAAACTAAACTAAAACATTTATTAGCAATTTCTAAGTTAAACTTGAAATTTAAACATTCAAGAGAAGAAGAATAATATGTCATTTAAATGGTATAAAGCAAGTAAACAGTTGCAAAGCATTGAATATTGCAATAGCGTAGATGATTTGCTAAAAAACTTACTATATTCTAAACGAGCACTCGAAAAGCACTACCTATACGAGAGGTATTGCGAGAATTGTTCTCATTACAAGTTTACTGGTTTTTTTGAAACACCAAGAGGAACACGTAAACTTTATGAAAAAGATTGTAAAAATGAAGCTGAGTGTCTTCTTAAAAACCATTGCCATTGGCAAGACGGGAGGAATTAGGTGGAATATAAAGAAAATACTTTTTTAGAATTTGTATCTAATAATTCTATGACATTTAGCAGAGAAGCAAAAGATGCAATATATTATTATAGAGAAGATATAGATTCTCAGAAATTTAAGAAAAAAATATACAACTTAGAAAGAGATATTGAATCTGCTTTATGGAAAATAAAAGATAGAGACAATGAATTAATAAGGCTTAATGAAAAATTAAGTAAGATAGAAGAAAAATATAAAGAGGAGTCAACTTTTCCTGGAACTGTTGAATGGTTAAGACAATTTTTTCAAGATGTTGTTTACTCTTTTAAAAGTGACTATGGTGTAGAATATAAAAATAAAAAATATAATAGAATAGAAGTATACGCTGTAAATAATGTTCTATATGCTATAAATGGAAAAAATAATAAAAGAAGATTGGCTATTTTGCTATTTAATACTAAAGAAGAAATAACTATGACAGAGTCTAAATATAGAGAGGGTATTGGAGAAAATATCTACGAATTTTTAGGCAGTGAATTAAGTAAAGCATCTTATGAAATTCTTTCTATATTAGAAAAAGAAGCACAATACTTATTACAAAATAAATTTATTGAAAGTGATGATAACAAAGAATTTGTTTTGTCTTTAGTAGGTAAAATAAAAGCAATGCTTAAAAAATAAGGAGGTAGTAAGTATGAAAGCAAAGTATATTCAAATTCTATTTGTTATTTCTTTGTGTTCTATTATGCTAATAGTAGAAGTATTGAAATCTGAGCCAAATTTTTTCTTTTTATCTTCTTATACTTTTTTTATTATTATTAATATGATAGTAGGAATAGTATTTAGAAAAAGAGAAATGAAAGTAACATCTAAAATGAGATTTGTTTGGACAATAGATTCAATGATGGGATTTCTTGAATTACAGGAAAATTCTTTTTTCGGATGGCAAACTGTAAGTAAAAGTGACTATCACATCGCTTGTAAATTAGATGAATCTATGAAAAAAATTAAAGAAGAAATTTTACTACAAAAATACAAAAGAAGTAAAGAAAAACCAAAAATCACTTATAAGGAGATAGTATGAGAATAATGAGCAATGTAGCTGTATATGATAAAAATGAAATATATAATAGTCATAAAGAAAAGCTAGGAAGATATTTTATTTATTGTTCTGGAAAAGACTTTGAAATAATAGACTCTACAAAAGTATACAATGCACATTTTGTAATATTAGCAAAAGTCTTTTCTTTTGAAGTAGCGTTAACAATTTGCAAACTTTTACTAAAGAATTATGAAGAATCACAAATAAAAGTATCTAATCTATATGACTACTCAGAAAAAAGAATTGACATTAATAAAAAATATGGAGATTGACATGATAATAAAAGTAAGAAAAAGAAAACAAACTATTCATCCATTTTATAGATTAAGAAATATTTATACAAAATATGCTTTCAATAAATATTGCTTTCCAATAACAAGAATAGTAAAAAAATTTTTTATTTATACGTATCTAAAAGACAAAAAAGTATTTTTTCAAAAAGTTAGAATTAGACAAGAACTTAAAGCTATTTTTATTAATAATGGGTACAAGACTTATTTTAGTTATGAATTTAAAGACATTGAAATAGTTGACTAGTTATGAGCTATTATGAAGAAATAAATAAATTAGATAAATTAATAGAGGAGGTGGAAAAAATGGATGAAAATACTGTTGTGTTGACGAAAGAAGTTTTTGATTTGCTTATGAAAGCAGTCAATCATGCTTTGCAAAATGGATTTGCTTATTCTCAGGAAGAGAATGACAAAGTCAATGAAGGAATTCCTCACTGAAATCTATGAGGGCTTAATTGCCCTCTTTTTATTTGACAATATTAAAGTTTTTCAACAATAATAAATATAAACATAGAGGAGGTACTTATGAAAGTATTCATTGTAATTTTAGCAGCATTTTGGTTATTTAGTTGTTCAATAACAGAACCAGAAAAAGATTTTCCAGGGCCGTATGATTTTAGAATTGAATCAATAGAAAAAATTGATGACTCAACATCTAAAGTTAAATTAGTTTGGAACTTTATTCCTACAGCAGAAAAGTATACAATTCAATGGAAAAGAAATTCAACTACTTTAGAGTATGAAGAAATATTTATTTATTCTATTGAAAATACTTATGAAATAATAATACCAAAAGAAATTAGTAAAAGTTTTACAGCAAGAATTAAAGTGCAGTATATTTCAGGTAAAGAGTCTTCTTGGTCTAATGTACTTAAATAAAGTGGAGAAAATTATGAATTCGGAAGACTACATAACTAAGAAAATAAATAAAAGAAAAGCTGGTTTTTACTGTAGAGCACAACCTCCAACAAACCCGTTTACAACAAGAATGGTAGAGCTTTGTATTTCATTCTCTGTAGTTGGAGCTACTTTATGGTTACCACCATTCACAGAAGAAGAACTTGATAAAATATATGAAGTAGGTAAAAAATTTTTTGAATCACAAAGAAAGGAGAATAAAAATGAATAAAACTTTATACCACAAAATTGTTATAAAATTTTTAATATTCTTACTTGATTTTTCAATGTAAAAGAATGGTACTCTACAAGCGGGCAACAATAAAAAGGAGTTTTGCTATATGTTTATAAGAGAAGATTCTATAATTATTGAAAGTGATAACTTAAAAGAAATTTCCACAAAATTGGCAATGTATTTTCAAAATAAAAATGCAGTCATTGTTGGAAATGCTGCTTCAGGAAAAACTGCAATAGCAGAAATTACTATACAAAAATTAGATGGGACGCATAAATTAATTTATTGCGATGACTACTTACGACAAGAAGGTTTGTCTGCTCTTATGTTAAGTATTGAAAGACATAATATGGTTCCACAATCTACTAGAAAGAAATTAATTATTGAAGGTTGTCTTGGTTATAGACTTCTTCGCAAGTGTGCAAAAAGAGAAATTGATTTTTTTCCAGATATTATTGTAGAAATTAAAGTCAACAATTTTCAACAGTATAAGTTTATGGAGTTAGATGAAAGAAAAATTGACTACGCGGAGTACAAAATGAATTATTTGCGTATGAATAAATCTTTGAATACTATTTTTAATGATTTTTTGAACATTAATGATAGATATTTTGAACACATTATAGTAGAGAATACTTTTCATAGGTGAGTAAAAGTACAAAAAGTAACAAATAGTACAATTGAAGTACAAAAAAGTATTTTTTACTTATTTGTACTTTGTTGTACTTTATTAAAGTACGAAGAAGTAACAATAATATAAATCTTACTTTTTTAAGACAATTGTACTTTTTAAAAAGTAAGCTTAAAAAAGTGTACTATAATTTACTTTTTTGTACTTTATTTCTACTTTTTATCAAGACCATTTTTAAAAAGTACCCGGAAATATGTGTAAACTTAACCAGATTGGGAATTTTGTATATCCTTTTGTATACCAATTTCTAGTCTAAGTTATTCTCCTGCTTCAATGTTACCAATTGATATGTTTTTTCTATTTAATCAGTAAGAAAAAGAAATATATAAAATAAAAAAGAAATATATAGGCTCTCCGGTGCAAAATAGGTATCAATTGGTATACAGAATGATCTATGTTGTTAAATAGCTATAAGTTATATCATTTTTGAGCTCAGAAATTGGTATACAAATTGGTATACAGACGCTCTATGTTATTAAATACCTATAAGTTAAATTTTTTTAGCCATTTTTTACATACACTCGCAATAATATACTTATAAGAAAGCGGAGGTTTTATGAATATAGCTGTAGGAAAATTGGGAAAAAAGTTCTATTTTAATAGAAATAAATGGACTATAGATTCTGGAGATTCTGAAGTATCTTCTCTTATAATTACTCTTGCAGCACTAAACCCGAGTAAAAAATTCTTCATTATAGGAACAAATGACTTTAGTTCTCTTTCAAAAGAGATTAAAGAAAAATATTTTCCAAACAATAATGTAATTGACGTTTGGAAAGACTTCGATGCAAAAAAACATGACAGAATAAACTACATCATAGATTATTTTAATGAGAAAAAAGTTTCAATAGATTTTGGTTATCTTCACTTAGGTCCAGTTTCTCAAGTAAATATTCCAGAAAAAAGCTACCAATTAAAATCAGGAGAAATCGCAAAAGTAATAAACATGTCAAAACTTTATTGTGGACCGATGGTTCACTTTTTAAATGAAAGTAAAATACCGTATGTTGTAATGGGTGAAGATCCAAGATATTTTCCAATACCAGCAAGAGATTTATTTCATAGACCATTAGCTTATTTATCAACTCAAAATATAGAAGTTAAAACTAAATTTGCAAAAGAATACTTATCTAAAGATTTAGTTTCTATAAAAGAACAAATAATTAATGAAGAATATGATAGATGGTTTTTAGTTTCTGAAGATATAGAAAAAGTATATGATTACAAAAAATATAAGAAAACAAATTTTTTAGATATCTACACAAATGGGAATGGGTCTGCTGGAGAAAAGAAATTTAAAATCATAAAAGAATATATGCATAAAATTCCATTTTATTGTCTTGGCAAATGGAGTGAAGAACTAATAGAAGAACAATACAAAAAATATTTTTTCAATCTTCCAATGGTTGATGCTACTGATAGATTATATAGAACAAAATATACTTTAATGTTTCATTTTGAAGATGGTTTTCCTTCTTCAAAATTTTGGAAGATGATTAATTTTGGTATAATTCCGTTCTATCATAAGTCTATGGACTCTCAAAAAAATCAACCAGTTCATGAATACTTAAGAATATCTTCTAGAAAAGAATTAGTTGAGAAAATAAACTTCTTAGAATCTAATCCACAATTTTACAATCAAATTTTAGAATTTCATTCTTCTCAATTTAAAAAAGAGTATTTTACTGGAGAATTTGTAAATAACATTTTTTTAAAATATCTTTCTAAAGTAACTAAGACAAATAACAAAGAAACTAACAAAAATACTTTTTATAAAGAATCAGTTCTTTTTAGAAAGGAAGATTAAAATGATATTTAATTATCAATATGTACAAAAAATTTGTAAAAAAGAAAAAATTTACATTTTAGTTTTAGCGAGGTCTAATTCTTCACGAGTAAGAGAAAAAAACACAAGACAATTTTATGGAGAAAAATCTCTTATAGAAATAAAGATGAATCAAATTATAAACTCTGGTATTCCAAAAAGTAATATTCTTACAAGCTTTGATTTTTCTTTAAATGAAAATAATTGCACGCAAATTATTAGAGATACTACTCTATTTACAGATGATTCTATCAAATTTAGTGATCTTTTACACAATCTTTTTACAGAAATAAAAAAGAAAAGAAAAGTTTCACACTTACTAATAACTTATCCAACTTCTCCTATGTTTGATGAATCTTTATACAGAGATGCAATTTATAAATATTATTCTGAAGTTATTTGTGGTTCTTATGATTCTATAATTTCAGGAGTTATGAAAAGAGGTTTTTTCTGGTACCATGGCAAAACAGTAAATTATTGTGCAAATGAGAATCATCAATATACACAAAACATTTCTCCAGTGTTTGAAGTTAACAACGCACTATATGGTGGAAAATTTGAAAAACTTTTAGAAAGAAGATATTTCATCGGTGAAAATCCATACTTTTTAGAAAATAGAGTTATAGACTCTATTGATGTAGACACTATTGAAGATTTTCTTTTAGCAAGAAGTATGTATGTTGAAAAAATGAGAGGTGGATTTTCAAATGCGCTATGATAGTTTTGAACAAAGCGTTATTTTAACTATTGATGAAAATTTAAGAAAACCTTCAAATTTTTTTATTAAAGAAGACAAATCAATAGTAACAGACATAGACAAACTTATAAGTAAAAAAATTAAAGTACTTTGTAAACACTTTTTTGATGATTTTTCATTTATATCAGAAGAAGAAATAACAAAAAACAATAGAGCCCTTTATACTATTGTAATTGACCCTATTGACGGTACAGAAAATTTTGCAAACAATATACCTATTTTCGGGTTCAGTTTAGCAATTTATTTTAATGAAAGCCACGAATATTCTTTATTGTATTTTCCAAAATTAAATTTAAAACTTTCATCATTAGACGAAAAAACAATTTCTACAAAACAAAAAAGTAGAATAGTTGCTTTATCTTCTTCTATGACTTTACAAGAAATTATTACTGAGTCTAAAAATTATGAAGAATATAGAATAACTGGATGTGCAACTTATAATATTTTTTCTGTTATAACAAAAAGTTTCAAAAATTATTATAATCCTAGAGCATGTTCTTGGGATATTTTAGCTGGAATAAATTTAGCAATTCAATTTAATTGTAAAGTTTTAATAGACGGAGAAAAATACTATGGAAAATATTTGCAAGAAGATAAAAGATATTCATTGTCAATTTCCAACTGAGTGCCATATAATTGGAAATGGAGAATTACAACATGAACTAGCTCAGAATTCTTTTTGTATAACAGTGAACAACTCTTTAAATAGAAACCTTAGAACAAATACTATAATTAATATTGTTAAGTCTAAATATAGTATTAAAGATATAGATTTCAACATCATAAATTTAATACCATATGATTTAATAGAAGATTTTAAAAAATTACATAAAATTAGTTCTTCTAATATAATAATTTTAGAAGAAGAAGATTTAATAGACTCATCATTAATTTTAAATCCAGCTATTTTTTCTATAAAGATAGCAAAAGGATTAGGATGCGAGAGACTATACATTGATGGATATAATTTTGATTCTTCAACAAATAAATTAAGCATAAATACTGAAGACTTCAATAAAGTCTATTTTGAAAAACAAAAAGAAGAATTTAATAAATTCATAAAAGAACAAAATATTGAATTTTATACTAAAAAAGAAAAAAGTATAAAATCATTAATTGATGAGAAAGTAAATAATAATGAAGTAATAATAGTAGCAGAGATTACAAATAACCACTTAGGAGACATTGATTTACTATGTAAAATAGCAAAATTAGCTACAGAACAGGGAGCTGATTTAGTTAAAATTCAAAAAAGAGATGTGAATTTATTTTATACTAAAGAAGAATTGCAACGCCCATATGAATCTAAGTTTGGAAAAACTTATGGAGATTATAGACGTGGGGTTGAATTGACAGTAGATGATTTAAAGAAATTTGACTCATTCTGCAAAAAAGAAAATATTTTGTGGTTTAGTACAATCTTAGACAAATTTTCTTTTAATTTAATGAACTCTACTTTTAATCTTGAGCTAGTTAAAATTCCTTCTACAGTTTCAAATCATAAAAATTTTATTGAGTATGTTAGCAAAAATTATCACAAAGACATAATTATTAGTACTGGTGCAACAGGAGAAGAATACATAAGTGAAATTGTTGATAAGTTCTATTCAGAAAAAAGATTTTTATTTATTTTGCATACTCTTTCTAGTTATCCAACGCCTTTAGAAGAAATAAATACTGGAGTTATAAATATCTTATTTGCATTAAAAAGTAGAATGAAAAATATTGTACCGGGTTATTCTGGACATGACTTAGGAAGTATTGGTTCTATGATGGCTATAGCAGCTGGAGCAATAATGATTGAAAAGCATGTGAAATATAAAGACCATGAATGGGTTCATTTTGATGAAGTTGCTTTAGACCTTTCAAAAGAAGAATTAAAAACTTTCGTGTCAGAAGTAAAAAAAGCAGAAATAATGCGCGGTTCTTTTAAAAAGAAAATTCATTCAATAGAAAACCACAAATATAAGACAAATTCTTTATGCAATTGAAATAATAGATAAATAAAGAAAGGTGAATAAATATGAGAAAAAGAAAAGAAGAACTTTTGAAAGAAGAGAAGATTCAATACAGAGAAGAAAGGGCACAAAATATTTATTCTACTCGTTTGAAATTTCATTTGCTAGGATTTCCATTAAAAGCTGAAGATGCTATTTTAGCAAAATGTGCTGAATGTATGAATGACTTTGTAGACGGAAAAGAAGATTGTCAATCAGAAGATTGTCCTTTGTATTCTTTTATGCCATTTTCTAAAGTTAAGAAATTATCAGAAGAACAACGTCAAAGAAAAATAAAAGAATTTTATTCTAACTATGATAAGTTTGGAAATAAAATTACAGAAGAGACGCCTAAAGAAAATATAGTAACAAAGGAATGAAATAAATATGAACGAAGAATTAATATTTGAAAATTTTATTTTGCCAATTATTGAAAATGAAAATGATGAGATTTCTAGTAAACTTTCTAAAATTTTAGAAGAATACAATCATCATGAAAGAACATCTTTTAATGAGGGAATTGACTTTGTTTTTAAAACACTAGTTGGAAGAACTCTAAAGCAGATAGGAGAAAAGTGAATGGATAGACATTTAGAAGAACTTAGAGAAAAATTATTTTCTTCAGAACTTAAATGTGTAAAAGTTGATTGTTTTGCATTTAATGATACTTATAAAAATTATTGTGCTATGGGGGGATGTATTCAGTTATTTTTAGACACTATTAATATTAGAATAAAGTCTGAAAAGCTAAAGTCAAAATATGAAAAATTAGCTGAACCAAAATTTAGTGTAGGAGAAACTTTTTATCAGCCTACAATATATTGTTTTGAAGACTTTTTGAAATTTTTAGAAAAAGAAAGCTTTGAAGAAAATATGATAGTAGATGAATTAGTAGTGTCAGAAATAAGATTTAGTGGTTTTGATAAATTTCCGCAGTATTTCTCTGTAGAAAAAAATTCTCTTTCTCGTTCAGTGCATAATGAGTATGAAATGTATAAGACAAAAGAAGAAGTTATTAAGAAAACTTTAGACATGCTTTTTACTAAATCAAGAGATAGAATAAATAAGTTAGAAAAAGAAACAGTAGAGTCTATAAAAGCACGAGATTTAATTTTAGAGTTAGAAGAAAAATTTTTAAATGGGGGTAAATAAGAATGGGGTATAACTATATAACTATAATTCCATTGATAGGTGGAATGACTCTTGGAAATATAAAAGCTACAAAAGTAAAACCAAAGTGTTTATTATCATATTCTATTTTTTCCAATAATGACAATCATTTAGTTAAATACCTTAAGAACGTTCCTTATTATTTACTAGATGAAAAGAAATATTCTTTCAAAGAAAAAATTGACTTTGTATCTTCTGTATGTCCTTGTGCAGGTTTAAGTATGTTAAACTCTTCTAAAGATAATGGAGAAAAAAGTAGAGGGGAAGAAGCAATTCAAAATCAATGGATGTATAAAACTGCTTCTTATGTTCTTTCTACTATAAAACCAAGAGTAATGTTTGGAGAAAACGCACCTAACTTATTTACAGACGCTGGAAAAGCTGTTAGAGAAAAATTACAAAGAATTGGAAAAGCTAATGGGTATACTTTTCTTGTAATTAAAACTAGCACTTTAAATCATGGAGTACCTCAAAATAGAGTAAGAACTTTTTATTTCTTTTTTGAGGGTAATAAAATTCCAAAACCAAAACAAATAAAAAAACACTATACTAAGCTTGATGAATTTCTAAGTGTAAAAAATTACTCGTCATTAAAGCACTTTGATGATTTTATTGTTAAAGATACACTAAAAGAAAATGGCTATTACTTATATGCACTAAAAGAACTTGGAAAAAATTATAGAGAAATAATTCTTGAAGGCAAAAATACAAATTCAATTCTTGCTTACTGTGTAAAGAAAAAAAATCTTTCTACTTTGAAAAAATACTTAAATGATAACGAGTTAAGAAGATTCAAAAGAATACTTTCTAAATTAGATGATGGACTTGGTTATTGGAATCCTTCTCCAATCATAGTATCAGATTACACAAATGCAATTATCGGAAAGAATTGTAGAATAATTCATCCTATTGAAGAAAGATATTTAAGTGTTAGAGATACTATGATATTAATGTCTTTGCCAAATGATTTTAAACTTCAAAGTGAAGATTTTCATCATGTTTTTCAAAATGTTCCTGTAAATACAGCTGCAGATTATACTAATTTTGTTTTAGATTTTCTTAATAACAAGATAGAATTACTTGACGAAAGTTATCTACTTTACAATAATATTAATGACACTTTAAAGAAAGGAGAATAAAATGAAACTAAAAAATAATGAGCTAACTGAAGAACAAATAATAATATTGACAAAGTTTTCCTTACGCCAAAAAAAGCTTAACGAGTCTATTTCTGAATTTTTTAACTCTTTTTCAGAAGTTCCAGATGAAGAAGAAAATATATTTGTAGAAAAATTTACAAACGTATTAGATATCATCAAAGAAGCAGAAGAAAAAATAAAAGCTTGTTTTTACAAGAAAAAAGAAGGGGAATAATAATGATTATTTTTGTAGACACAGAAACAACTGGATTAGATAAAGAAAAAGATGATATAATTCAGATTGCGGTTATTGCGTATGAGTATAATGAAGATAATAATTGCTTAGAGGAAGAAGAAATTAGAACAAAGTCTTTTTGTAAAAATAGTGATATTCCTATTTCTTTTGATGCTATGGCTACACATAATATCTTAGAAAAACATATCAAAAATGCTCCGCATATTACTTCTTCATCTTCTTATCAAACTCTACTTTTTCATAATTTTTCTCATAATTTCATAGTAGCTCATAATGCTCAATTTGATGTAGGAATGATTGAAAAATATCTTAAGTTGAATTATAAAATTATTGATACATTAAAAGTTGCTAAATTTCATTTTAAAAGACCTTGCTCACTTCAATATTTAAAGCATAGAATGGGCTTCAGTGAAAAATATGAAGAAACTATTTTTCATGACGCATTAAGTGATACTTCTCTACTTGTAGATATTTTTAAAGAATTTTTGAAGTCTTATACTCCAGAAAAAATGATTAGTGTTTGCAATAGCCCTTGTGAATTGGAAAATTTACCCCTTGGAAAATATAGAGGTAAATCATTTCAAGAAGTTTTTGAAGAAGATCCAAACTATATTGTGTGGATGGCAAAAAATATAGACGATGAAGATTGTAAATTTACTGCAGCTAAGTTGCTTAAGGAGAAGTACTCTTGAAGAAAATAGATTTTTTTGATATATTACCGCCACATTTCAATTCTTGGAATGACTTGAGAGAAAAATACATTGATAAAATTGAAAAAGAAGAGTCTATAGAATTAAAGTCTAAATCTATAGATGACTCTGAACATACATATTATATTAATTGTGTAACTATTCAAAAAAATTCTTTAAGAGAATTACGAGAAGACGTAGAAATAATTTTAGAAATTGTGAAAGAAATTAATGAACAACTAGAAAGGAGTCAGATATGACAAAAATCGTAATCCCTGTAGAAGACCGTGTCTTAGTTAAATTGAAAATTGAGGAAGAAAAAACTAAAAGTGGTTTGTTTATTCCAGATGTTTCTAGAGAAAAAACTCAAATTGGCATTGTAGAAAGAATTGGTTCTGGAGAAGAAATTTCAAAACTTAATCTTCAACCTGAAATGGAAATAATTATTTCTAAGTTTTCAGGTACAGGAATTAAGATTAATTCTTTTGAAGACGCTGAATATTTAATTGTTCGTTATGAAGATATTATTGGAGTAATTCAAGAACAAAATTAAGCAGGACACTTCCTGCTTATTTTTGCAATAATAAAATAAAGAGGAGATAACTATGAATTTGAAAGGACAGTATAATTCTGATAATAAAATAATTGTTCCAAATCCATTACTAGAAAAACCCTTTTCTGTTGAAGCAAAAGAACTTATTAAAGAAACAGGTTTAAATATTCAAGGAAAAGATAAAAATTTTGACAACGTCAATAATCCACAACATTATACAGATAGACTTTATGAGGTTTTTTATGTTCTTATTGATTGGTTTAAAAATGACCCTATACTATTTACTGTTGTGAAATATCTTGCAAGAGCGGGTAAAAAGCAAAATACTATTGAAGATTTGAAAAAAGCTAAATGGTATTTAGAAAAAAGAATTTTACAAGAAGAAGGAAAGCTTGAAAATGAGGGTCTTGCAAAATTAATGAAAGAAAAAATATAATGAAAGAAACGTATTCTTACTTGAAAAAACAGCTTAGAATAAAATTATTATTTAGTTTTGTATTTTTTATTATTACTTCAATATTGTTTTTAGAACACACTGACTTAATAGTAAGAATATTGTGTTTATTTTTGTCAATAGGGTATGCAAAAAATTTATACACTATTTATGAAGATTTAAATATGCTAGAAGCTATAAAAGAAAAAATAAGAAGTGAAAAGGAGAAGATTATTGATGGAAAAAATTAATTTTGCAAAAGTTAGAGATGTTAAGAGTCCACTTGTTTCAACAACTGGTTCAGCAGGTATTGATTTCTTTGTGCCAAATGATTTTATTGATGTAGCTTTAATGTCTGGTGAAGACATTCTTATTCCCTCTGGGATAAAAATGAATCTTCCAGAAGGAAAAGTTTTAATTTCATTCAATAAGAGTGGGGTTTCCACAAAGAAAAAACTTATTATAGGCGCTTGTGTAATTGATTCAGACTATCAAGGAGAAATACATCTTCATCTTATAAACTATAGTAATAAAGTTGCTGAAATAAGAGCTGGTGATAAAATAGCTCAATTCATACTATTAGATTTTAATTCAGTTGAGTTATTACAAACACATGAATCTGAGTTATTTGATAAAGAAAGTCAACGTGGTTCTGGTGGTTTTGGTAGTACAAATTAAATAATACAAAAAGCATAGCTTTTAGCAATAATATAAATAAAGGAGGATTTATATGGAAAGCATAACAAAAGATATAGAAAAAAATCTTTCAAACGCAGAAAAATGTGAAGGCTATGCTCTTGTATTAGATTCTAAAAGTACTATTTCTTTAAGCAAATTAGAGAATTCTTTTCCGGTAAGAGTTGCAAATATTTTAAAAAATTATTTTAAAATAGTTCATGTTGGCAACGATGAATTTTTTAGAAGCATTAATGATGTAGTATATATTCCAACTTTGTTGGGATTTAATTTAGCACATCATTATTCTAAAATTTTTATTTTAAACGATGTTAGAGCTAAAACAAACAAAAAAGAATTTACGCTTATTGACAATCTTTCTTTAAGAGAAAATTTACCAGTAGTAAAAATAAATTCTCTAGTAGAATTTAAAGAATACATGGAGAAAAATTATGCGTTTTCGAATGAGTAAAGAACAATATTTTATGAAAATAGCTATGACTGTTGCTCAGCGTTCTACTTGCTTAAGAAGAAATGTAGGAGCAGTTTTTGTAAAAGATGACAACATAGTGGCAACTGGTTATAACGGAGTTCCTATTGGCTTTAAGCATTGTGAAAATTGCGTTAGAGAAGAATCTGGAAAAGATTTACATTTATGTCATGCGGTACACGCGGAGCAAAACGCTATTGTTCAAGCTGCAAAACATGGGATTTCATTGAAAGGTTCTTTTTTGTATTGTACTACACTTCCATGTATAGAATGCGCAAGACTATTAATAAATCTAGAAATTTCTGAAGTTCATTTTTTACAAGACTATCATGGAAATGAAACAACAAAAATGTTTAGAAATAGTGGAATACTAGTATACAAACAGGAGGGAGTATGATTATAGGATTCTCTGGTGCATCACATAGTGGAAAATCTACTATTATGAGAGCTCTTATAGAAAAAAATAAAGATTTTGTTCTTATTGAAGAGCCGATACGAAAAATGATTAAAGATATAAATGAACTTAGAAAAAACCCATCAATGAATTTAGAAGTTCAAGAAAAAATATTTAAAGACAGATTGAGTAAAATTTTTGAATCAAAAAAGCACACAGTTTACTTAAGTGATAGAACTTTAGTAGATTGCTTTTTTTATTTCACAAATTATATAAATCATACGCAACTTTCTGATTCTTTGAAAAAAGACTACTTTAATTTATTACATAAATTTATAGACACTTTGAATGCTTATGATAAATTGTATGATTTAACTTGTTTGTTTAAAAGTATTAAGCCAACAGAAGAACAAGAATTGATAAGAGATTACAATTTAGAAATGATACAAGAACATGAAGAGTTTTCAATTATCAATTTAACTAAAAGCTTGTCTAAAAAAATTATGCTTTTTGATTTGAATAAAACAAGTAAAGAAGAAGTTGTATCTCTAATAGAAATTTACATAATGAAATCACAATATTCTGGATTAATAGGATAGAATAAGTATGATTGAAAGTAATACTTTTGCTTCTCTTTACTCAAACTTATTGCTGTGTTTCAATAATCATAATTATTTTCAAGAGTTGGAATTTAACGAAGTAAAAATAAGAGATTTCAAAGTAATTGAAACTATAAATGCAAATTTGTGTATAAGACGTACTACAGAAGAATTTTTTTCTATGAATAGCAGACCAAACATTTTAAAATATCTTTGTGCAGAAACGTGCTGGTATTTTGGTGGTTCTACTTCTTTAGAGTTTATTTCTAAATATTCAAAATTTTGGCTAAAATTGCAACCTATTCATAGTTATTATGGAGCTTTAATATTTAAAGAAGAAAATATTTTTGGAAATACGCAATATTTTTGGGCTATTAATTCTTTAATAAAAGACAAGAATTCAAGACAAGCTATTATGCATTTCAATAATTCTTCTCATCAATTCTTTGAGAACAAAGATTTTGTTTGCACAATGTATTTACAATTATTCATAAGAAACAATAAACTTATTCTTATTTCAAATATGCGGTCTCAAGACTTAATAAAAGGAATGACTTATGACATTCCATTTTTTATATTAGTTCAAAAAGAAGCTTTCAAAGTTTTAAAGTATTGGTACCCAGAATTGATTCTTGGAGAACTATACCACAATGTTGGGTCATTACATGTTTATGAATCTGATTTTAAATTGCTAGATACTATGGCTAATGATGATAGCATAAAAGAATTTAAGTTACCAGAAAGCAACACTTCTTTAATACTGCACGAAGGTTTTATAAAATACATAGAAGAAAACAAGAAAGAATTGTGCCAAGATAAATTAGTCAATTTTGTATTAGAAAATATTTAACAGCTAGGAGAGTGATTATTATCAAAGAGCAAGACGCAATCTTATTTTTCGATAAGATTTTTGAAAAAGTAGACAAATCTAAATATATAGAATTTAGACTAATAGATAACGAGAAAAATATTCTTAGAAACTTTTTTAAGATAGAAGAGAAAGAAGAATATTTAAAGTACATAAAGAAGTATGAGGGAAAATATAATATTTTTTGTGGTATTCAACCAAGAAACGGAAGTTCAGATTCTTCTGATACAGATATAAAAGAAGTTGCACTTTTCTGGGCAGACATAGATGCAAAAGATTTTAAAGGGACAACAGCAGAAGAAAAGAAAGTAGAAGCTAAGAAATCAATAACAAACTTTCCACTTACTCCAACTATGATAATTGATTCAGGAAATGGGTATCATGTTTATTGGATTTTAGATTCTGTATTTAACGTTAGTAAAGATGAAAACTTTGATAAAGCTCTTATGATTTCAAAAAGAGTTCATAGAATAGTTAACGCAGATTCTACTTTTAATCTTTCAAGAATCTTAAGAGTACCTGGTACTAGAAATATTAAGAATCCAGACAACATGAAATTTTGCAAAATAGATTCAGTGAATTCAAATTTTTATTCATTAGAACTTATTCATTCTTCTGTTAATTCAATTAAAATAGAAAGCATAGATGAAATTATTTTAGATGACTTCTCTTTATTACCTTCTAGAATTTTTTCATTAGATGATATAAAATTATTAGTCTCTCTTGATGTTATAAATGACGCAAAACAAATTCCAGAAAGATTTGATGGCGATAGAAGTTCTCATGATTTTTCAATAGCTTGTAAATTATATGAAGCTGGGTTAAATGATAGAGAAGTATTTGAATGCTTTAAAATATTTCTTGAAAATAATTTTGATGTTAGTCAAAAATTCAAAGATAGAGGAGAAGCTTATTTAAAAAAATACACTTTAATTAATGCTAAAAGTAAAGTATTTTCTTTAGAAACTCTTTACAGAAACTTAGATAATTCAAATACTGAGCAAGAAAGATTTTATATTCTTGATAAGATTTTAGCTATTATAGCTAAAAAAAGTTCTTTCGAACGGGATTTAATATTACAAAATCTAAATAATAGGTTTGGTAAAAAATTTGGTTTGACTAATGCTCTTTTGAAAAAAGAGTTAAATTATCATGTAAATGCAGAAGTTGTAAAATCTAAAAAATATTCTCAGTTTTTTTTGATTGGAAAAAATGGAGTAGCTTCATTTCTTCCTGTAAAATTAGCAGAATATCTTATCGATAAGTATAAAATAATAACCATTCATCAAAGAATTTACACATATAAAGATGGATATTATACAGAAAATGTAAATATGCAAATTGAAAAATCTATACAAGAAATTTTAGATGATAAGTGGTCTTCAAAATACTCAGATGAGACTTTGGAATTTATAAAAATCCAAACAAGTATTAATGCAAAAGAAGCTGAAAGAGTTCCAATGAAAGTAAATTTAAAAAATGGAATTTTTGACTTCGAATCTAATTCATTATTGCCACATAATACTAATATAAAGTTCTTGTATCAAATAAATGCTAATTTTAATAAAGACGCAAAGTGTGAAAGACTAGATAAATTTATGGAAGAAGTATTTAAAACAAAAGAACAAGTGTATACTATGTGGGAAAATGTTGGGTACATTCTTCTTGGAAAAATGAATTTAAAAAGATTTTTAGTTTTAGTCGGCTCCGGAGATAACGGAAAATCTGTATTTTTAAGATTACTTATAAAATTTCTTGGAGAAGATAACGTATCTAGTGATACTTTACAAAGATTAGCAGGGGATAGATTTTCAGCTTCTAATCTTTTTGGAAAGCTAGCTAATATTTCTGCAGACCTGGATGAAGAAGATGTAAGAGCCACAGGTATGATTAAATCATTGACTGGTGACGATTTAATAACCGCAGATAGAAAATTTCTAAAACCTTTCCAATTTAAAAACACCGCTCATTTAATTTTTTCATGTAATCAACTCCCGATTTTAACAAACGGTGGAGACGAAGCTTTTTATAATCGTCTTCAAATAGTTCAATGCTTGACAAAATTTAATGAAGAAACTCGTGACGTTAACTTATTTGAAAAAATATCAACTGAAGAAGCTATGAGCACATTTTTAAATAGAGCTATTGAAGGTGGTTTTAGACTTCTTAAAAATAAAGACTTTACTATTTCTACTAAACATCATTCAGAATACAAGGAAAATTATAAAAAAGAAAATGATTCTGTGATTGATTTTTTCTTTAACAATATAAAGAAAACTAACTCAGAACATGTAATAACAAAAGCAGATATGTATAATTCTTATACTTATTGGTGTGCTTTAAACACAAGAAAACCTGTTTCAAAAATAAAATTTAGCAAAAGAGCTAAAGCATCTTTTTCAGATTTATGCGACACAAAAATTAGATGCAAAAAAGAGTTTCCAGAAGATGTTTGGATTGGCGTAGTTTATCAAGAAGAATTTTTATTGCTTATGAATAAAAAACAAAGTGAAATAGTCGATGTTGGTACAATGTTATTGTAGACATTTTATTTTTATTTTAGCAATAATAATCTTAAGTAGGAAAGAGGAAGTATGTATAAACTAAAATTTTATTCAGTAAAAAAGTTAAACTTTCAAGATAACTTAATTTTAAACATGCTAGAAAAGAGGTATTTACAAAAAGAATATAAAAAGAAATTTATTTTTTTATGTGGAAAAGAAACCTATTCTCAAATATTACCACAAATTGAAAATCATATTTTATATCATAAGTACGATTTGGGAGATGCTGTTTATATTCCAATGAGAAGTCTGTCTTGGTATTATAATTTTGAATCTGATTTTAGAGACTTATTAGATTGTATTGATTTTTTAGAAGGAAAAGAAACTAAAGATTTTTCTTTTTCTTTTGAGTTATTTGAAAATTCTAAAGATTTTGAAAAATTTACTGGAAAGCACTTAGTAATAGACATAGAAACTACCGGACTTAACTTTATAAAAGATAAAATTTTTCTTATTGGTTTATGTGATGAAAACACAAAAATGATAATTCCTGAAGAAAAATTACAAGAAGCAAAAAAAGATTTATTAAAATTAATTAAAAATAAGATTTTAGTTCTGCATAATGGAAAGTTTGACTGTAAATTTTTAACTTTATTTTTTCAAGAAAAGATTTTCTTTAATTATGATACTATGCTTATGCATTATTTAATAGATGAAAGAAGAGGAAAACATGACTTATTGACTTTGTCTCAAAAATATTTTAATGAAGAAGATTATGAAAAAGATATGAAAAAATCTATGAGAAATAAAAATGACTACTATAATGTAGATAGAAAAGAGATGTATAAATACCTTGCAAAAGATATAGTATACACTTGGAAGTTATTTAAACTTTTTTCAAAAAAAGTAGATATAAAAGCGTTAAAGTTTATGATGAAAGCATCAAAACTTTTACAAAATATGGAAATGCGAGGAATTAAATTTGATAGAAAATACGCTAGAGAACTTGAGCTAACTTACAATAAAAAACTTGATGAGATGGAAAATGATTTAACAAAATTAGCAATTGATAGTGGTTTTTCATTTAAAGAATATCAAAAGTTTACAGGTGCAAAAGCAGAAATAGTAAGATTTAATTTAAATTCACCAAAGCAAATCAATTATTTTGTGTATGAAGTTTTAAAAATAAAACCAATTTCAAAAGCTATGAACTTCGATGATTTAGTAAGACAGGAGCTTTTAAAAAAATATGGTTGTCCACAAAATATGGAAGAAATAATAGAGTGGAAAAATAAAAATTTGATTCACAGATTTTTATTTGATTATTGTGAGTACAAAAAAGTGCATAAACTTTTTACTACTTACATAGTGCCAATGTTTGAATACACAGACGTAAATAATAAAATTCATAGTAATTATTTATTGCATGGGACAGTAACTGGAAGACTTTCAAGCAAAGACCCAAACATGCAAAATATTCCATCGAACGCAAAAGATGTTAAAAATGTTTTTATTCCATCAGAAGGACATGTTTTAATCGAAGCAGATTACTCTCAAGCAGAACTTAGAGTACTAGCAGTATTATCTGATGACGAATTTTTGAAAAATGTTTATTTTCAAGAAAAAGATTTGCATGACGCAGTTACTGTTGAAATATATGGAGAAAATTTTACCAAAGCTCAAAGATCACAAATTAAAGGATTAAATTTCGGGATAGTTTATGGAAGAGGAGCTTATTCGATTGCAAATGAGTATAAGATATCAACTAAAGAAGCACAACAAATGATAGATAAATGGATGGAAAAAGTTCCAAAGGCTGGGGAATTTATTAAGAAATATAGAAATATGATTAGAACTTCAGAAGTCGCAAAAAGTGTTTTTGGAAAGCAAAGAAGATTTTATATAATAACTGAAGATAATAAAAATAAATTAGAGAATGAGAATTGTAACTTTATTATTCAATCATCTTCATCAGACATGACACTATCTTCTGGCATAGTTGTGGATAATATTTTAAGAAAAAAAAGTATTGGATGCGTATTAAATCTAATTCATGACTCAATTTTGGTAGAATGTAAAGAAGATAAAGTAGAAGAAACTATAGAAGTAATGAGAAAAGTTATGGAAACTCTTCCAAAATTAATTTTCAAAACAAATATGCCATTTAGAGCTAGTTTTGAGATTAGTAATACTGGTTGGGGAAATAAAAAGAAAAAAACTTAGTTTTTTATGTTTTTTTTCCTGTACATTTCGCTAGAATATGATATAATCTAATCATAAAGGAAAGGATGGATAAAATCCTTTCAGAAAGGCGGAAACAAATGGCAACAAAAAAACTCTCAAAAGTCTTCTTCGGAAAGAAAATTGGAACAATGAATGGAAAATCTGTCCGTTGGAATGAAAACACTGGTCGTGTATCTTGTGAAGGTGAATCATTCATAATGGGGTTATCTGAAAATCGTGCAATCGAGTTTATGAATGAGTGCTTTGGTGAAACTTTCATAATGAGCAAATAAGGAAAGGCGGAAGATTTATATGACAAACAATCTTACCATAAAAGAAAGAAATAAATTAGTTGAAGAAAATTTAAACTTAGCTAGAAAATTAGCTTCATCATTTAAGCACAGTTGGTGTGAGTATGATGAACTTTTATCTACTGCCTATTCTGCATTATGTGAAGCAGCTAGAACTTTCGACCCTGAAAATGGGACAAAATTTTCTACTCATGCATATACTAAGATAAAATTTTCTCTACTTAGCATTTTTCGCTCAAATAATGTTTTTTCAGCAACAGACTCTGAGAAATCGATTACTGAACTTTCACATTCTTCTGAAGAAAATTTTGACATTGATATATTTTTAGCAACAACTAAAAATTCTATTGATGTAAAATCTATTATGTTACTATTGAGCCCTTTAGAATTTAAAGTTATTTCTGGATTCTATTTAGAAGACATAAATAGAGAAGAAATAATGGAAACTAATAATATTAGCAAATATGATTTTTATCAATTAAGACAATCAGCGATTCAAAAAATGACTTTCTTTATAAAAAATAGAAAAGAATTTGCTTTATGATTAAAACTTTAGTAATTGACCCCGGTGTAACAACTGGGGTCTCTGTATTTACTACAAATAACTTTTATAATAAAATAAATCTTATAAACAAAGAGGAAAATGTTTTTTCTAAAGTATTTTCAAAAGAATTAAAAACTTTTGAAGAGCTAGAAGGAATTATTTGTGGTGGTCCAATAGGTTATACTTTCGATTTTGTTATTTTTGAACGCTATCAATTGTATGCTTCATCTAAATTCAAGATGGGTTCAACTTTCCCTGAAGTAGAATTTATAGGAGTACTAAAATACTTATGTGAGAAAAATAATTATAATCCTATTGCATTAATGCCAAATGTAAAAAAATTCTGGACTGATGAGCGTTTGAAATTTTTAGGTTTTGAAGAAAAAAGTGAGCATATAAAAGACACTATAAAACTGTATCTTTACTTTCATGATAACTTCAGAAAGATTATTAAAAATGAATCTCTATAAATATCAACAAGAAGCAATAGATTTCTTAAATGAATTCCCACAAAGAGGTATCTGCGGAGATGATATGGGCCTTGGAAAAACAAGAACAGCTTTAATGTTAGCTGAGCAAAACAATTACAAAAGCGTTCTTATTGTATGTCCTAAGACAGTTCAGCTTTCTTGGAGAAATGAAATAAGAAAAGTTTTCAATAATGATGACTTTACAATTTCTCCAGATAAAGCTTCTCTTAGAAAAAAAGAGTTTGAAGAAAATAAAAGATTTTTCATCTGTAACTATGCTATCTTACGAGTGGAAGATTTTGGTATTTTCTCTAGAAAATGGGACTTAGTTATTTTTGATGAAGCACATCGTTTAAAAAATAGAAAAGCTCAAATTTCTAAAAAAGCAAAGTTATTAAAAGCAAAGAAAGTACTTCTTCTTTCTGGAACTCCTATGCAAAATCACCCATCGGAGATTTGGCATCTTCTTCATTTACTCGATAGAAAAAACTTCAAGTCTTATTGGAAATTTATAGAAAAGCATTTCAATACACAAGTAAACTATTTTTCTGGATTTAATGAACCAACAACTATAAAAAATATTGAAGAATTTCAAAAAGAAATTTTTAAGTATATGATAAAACGCTCTAAAGAAGACGTTAAAATTCAATTACCGAAAAAAATATATTCAACAATTCCAGTAAAATTAGAACAAAAACATCAAAAAATATACAAAGACCTTATAAAGAATTTACAACTTTTTAACGATAATAATGAAGAAGTTTTAAGAATAGAGAATCAAATAACTCTATATACTAATCTTAGAAGATTAGTGCTATTTCCAGAATTTTACGGTATAAATATTATTAGTGAAAAAATTAAAGCACTATTAGAAATATTAGAAGACTCAAACGAGAAGTTTGTAATATTCACATGGCATAAATCATTTTCAAAATACTTGCATAAATTATTAAATAGCAATAAGATAGAATCAGAATTAATTTGTGGGGATAACTCATCTGAAGAAAGAATAATATCTCAAGAAAAGTTTTCTACAAATGAAAAAACTAAATGTTTAGTTTTAACTATAGCAACAGGTTGTGAGGGTTTAAATTTGCAATCTGCAAACAATTTAATATTTATGGAAAAAGCATGGAACCCTGCAATGAATGAGCAAGCTGAGAATAGAATTCATAGAATAGGACAAGAAAAAGTTTGTACTATATATGACATAGTTGCTGAAGAAACTATTGAAGAAAAAATAATACAAACGCTATCAAAAAAGACAATAATAATATCAGAAGCGTTGTTCATAAAAGAAATTATGAACGACTTAATAGAAGGGAGAAACCTATGAGAATTTCATTTTCAGAAGCAAACGCATTTAGAAAATGTAGGAGGTCTTGGGATTTGGGGTCTAGGAATAGACAAGGATGGCAACAGATAAAAGTTAACACAAAATTATTCTTAGGAACTTTAGTTCATGAATGTCTTGATAAGTTTTACTCATCTGGAAAAACTATCGATATGCAAGTAGAGTTTAAGAAACTTTTTAAAGAAAGTTTAGTAAAAATTAAGAATGAATTGAAAGTTGATATTTCTCAAGAAGACATTCAAGCTTTTAATGAGCAAGAAATTCTTGGATTAGAAATGCTAAAAAACTACGTTATTTGGAGTGAAAAAATTGACAAAGAACAAATTGCTGAAATAGTTTCTACAGAGAAAAAAATTGAAGTTAAATTATTCAAAGATTTAGACCACATCTTGGTTTGTAGAATAGATGGAATAGTAAAAGACAAAGATGGAAAATATTGGATTCTAGAGCATAAAACTGCAAAAAGTGTTGATACAAACTTAGCTTTGAATGAACAACCTGTTTTGTATTGTTATTTAGCTGAAAAAATTCTTGGAGTAAAAATAGAAGGTATTTTATACAATACTCTCTTGAAAAGTTATCCTGAAGCTCCGAATGTTTTGAAAAATGGAACACTTTCAAAAAGTAAATCACAAAACACTACTTGGGAGTTGTATCAGCAAAAAATAAAAGAGCTAAAGTTAAATGAAGAAGATTATTTAGAAATGAAATCTGAGCTAAAAACTCTTGATAGTTATTTTGATAGACAGCGTATTTTTAAAACTCAGCATGAAATTAAAGATATAGTTCAAAGATATAGAGAAATTTGTCTTGATATGGCAGAAAACCCAAGAATCTATCCAACGCCTTCAAGAGATTGTAATTGGTTTTGTGGGTTTAAAGAAATTTGTGTTATGATGAATGATGGGCTAGATTATAAATTTGTCTTAGAAAATCTTTTTAAGCAAGAAAAAAATTCAGAAATAGTAGACGAAAAAGTAGAAAACGAGCAATAATATAACTATAGGAAAGGAGGATAAATGTTAACAATAGACAATCCATTGAATGACGAGACTCTTTGGCTGAAAATGATTATTTTTGGAGAAATTGGAGTTGGAAAAACTGTGTTCTTAGGTTCTTCAGCAGCTTGTCAAGATTCTAGTGAAACTTTATTTGTAGATTGTGAAGCTGGAACAAAGTCATTACGTAAATTTTATCCAAACACAACAGTTGTAAAAATAAAATCTTATGAAGACTTATGTGATGTTTACGATTTTCTAAGGTCTCACACTGAATTAAGAGATTTATATTACTTGGCTCAAAAGAAAAAAGATAGCGAAGAATTGAAATCTTGTAAATTAAAGCTTAAGACGCTTGAGAAAAAATTCTTTGACAATCCAAATGATGAGCCAAAACTTTTTAGAGCTGTTTGCTTTGATACACTTGACGAAATTCAAAGATATGTAATGTCAAGTGTTCTTAAGCAAGATGATTCTTCAATAGCAATGGAAGTTTTTAAAAATAAAACACATCAAGATTGGGGAAAATCTGGTGATGCTTTAAGAACTGCTATTCGCTATTTTAGAAATCTTGACATTCATTTCTTTGTTTCTGCACACACAAAAGATATTACTGATGCAACCACAGGTGAAGTAAAAGTAATACCTTCTCTTTCAGGACAACTTGCAAATGATATAGGCGGTTATTTTGACATAGTTGGATTTTTATATCAATATGACAAAGTAATTGAGCATGAAAATGGTGAAAAAGAAAAAGTTTTTTCAAATCGTCTTTTAACTCAAAAAACAAAAAAATATCTTGCAAAAGATAGATTTGATTTATTTGGAAAGTATATTGACGAACCAACTATTGAAAAAATTATTTCTAAGATTAAGCAATCAAACAAAGGAGGATAATATGCGTTTAGACTTTACTGGTGTTCAGAGTTTTACAGCTATTCCAGAAGGAAAATACAATGCTGTTGTTTTTTCAAATGAGATAAAAGACACAAAAGCAGGAGATAGTCAATATGTAAGTTGGCAATTTTCTATTATTGATGGAAAATACAAAAATCGTAGATTGTTTGCTATTACTTCTCTTAAACAACAAGCTCTATTTAAATTGAAAGAAATGGTTGAAGCTATCAATCCAAAGTGGAAATTAGAAGGAGCAGTAGAGCTTGATTTTACAAAACTTCAGGGTAAGAAATGTGTTATTTTAGTTGGTAAGAAAATGTATGAGGGTCAAGAACAAAATGAAATTTTAAAAGTATTTCCTTTTGTAAAATCAGAAGACGATATTGAAGTAGATGATGAAGAAAATGAAGATATTGATACTTCTGAAGATGATGAAGAAGGTCTTCCAGATTAAGCTGCTGTGTGAGGTCTTCTCACTATAATCTATATTAATTTAATAAATAATATTAAGAAAAAAGAGAGGTAACCCTCAATGAAAACTGGGTTACCTCTTTTCAATTTCATGACTCAAAATGGCTTAAAACTAATACCTACTTGAATTTCTTTTTCTAAAATCATATAGGTAATATTTCCGCCGATATTTTTGTAATTTGCTCCTAAAGAAAGTCCAACATCTGAGAAATCTGTAACAGGTTTTATTAAGTCGAAATTTTCATATCTTATTAAAACATACCCTACATTTAGCTTCATTTTTTCTTTTGCAAAACTATAGTTGTAATCAAATCTAATATTTTCTAAATAATCATATTCTTTTTTTGTAACTACTTCTTCAATAAAAAAGAAATCTCTATCAAATTTTGATTTATCAAAGTCAAAAGAAAAATCGCCAAAAGAATTTTCCCTTAAAACAAATTCAAAATTTTTCTTTTCATTTGTTTGTGGATTTAGTATATACCCTTTTAGTATTACTTCTTTAGTCTTTTTCTCAACTATTTTAATTTTCTCAAAGGTATCTTTAAAAGAATATTTGTCTTTCAAATAATAATAGCCTCCAAAAATTACAGTAAGAAATAAAAGATAAAAAAGTATTCTTTCTTTCATATTTTTCTCATCTCAGAATCTACTAGCTTTTTAAATTGAATCCATTCTCCATAATTAGTTACAAACCACAAAGGGCATCTTTTTCCTGTAATGTCGAAATGTCTATATAATTCGTTTACTGTAAGAGAATATTTTTTTAGTAAATATGCGCATCTTTTCACAAGTGAATCAAAAGTTTCATCAGTCATTCTACCTTCTTTGTCTATATGTGTTGCTTCAATCCCATATAGATATAAATTAGGATAGCGATTATTCAATCTAGTTCTAATTAGTTCACTATATGAATTGCTTCCAACATGGTAACACATTTCATCTTCTGGAACTGTCAAATAAATATCTCCATTTAAATCAATAACTTCGTTAAAAGATGCGAATTTAAACTTTTCTGGTGGCAATTTAGCATTTATTTTTGGTATCATTGTATTGTCATCAATAATTTTTTTAGCACTGCCATTTGGCCATTCTGGATAATGAATTACTATGCCTCTAAATTCTTTGAGTTTTTTACCAGTTCTTGTAAATTGTGAAATAGGAACATACGCTTCAATTATTTTCATTTAGAATCCTCGCTTTCTTTTTTACTATAAACAGAGTGTTGATACCCATTGACCGCAAAGAAGGCAGGTATAATAACGACCCAAATAGTTGATAAATTTTCTCCAGAAATTTTTTCTTTCCAACAAAGTAAAAATGACAACAGTAAAGAAAAAATCAAAATATTTAATTTTATAGATTGCAACTTTGCTGTAAATTTTCTCATTCTTTTCTCCTAAGTATTAATTAGTGTTGCAATAATAGCAAAAGTAACAGCTCCTTTTGCAGTAACTTTTAAAGTATATTCTGTATTTGCTTTTAATAGAATAAATCCAGAACCCTCTGACGAACCTCCAGGTTTAACATTTCCTTGTGCAGTTCCAGGAATCATATTACTAGGAGCAGAAGTTCCATCTGCTATTGTCCCACCTTTTTTCAATAGTGTAAAAGGACAGTTAGAATCTCCTACTATTCTATTTAGATTCCAAGCAGTAATTTCACTACCATCAGAATAAGTTCCACCTTCTATTAAAGTTACAAGTAATTCATTACCAGTTTTTGCTATTGAAGAAAAACCATATAAAGAGATTCCTGTAAGAGGAGTTTTAAAGTGTAAAGTATATGAATCACCATCTGCTGCTAATGATTGATATTCTGAACCAATTCTCCACACTTCTCCTTGATTTGCATATCTTTCTATCATAGACTCTGCGAGGTCGCAAAAATGGCCTTCCCTGTCAAGCGCACCAGTAAATCCACCATGACCAAAAACTGATACATCTTCATGTGACATAAATTCCTCCTTTAAATCTCTACTTGAGATATTTTAGTTTCAACATTATTACCAATTTCATTTTGTGTAGAATAAAAATCACTAATTGTTTCTTGTATGAACTTTTTATATACTACTTGCGCTCTTTCTACTTTTGCATTTACTCTATCATTGAAGATTTTTTCTAAGTCTTCTAATAATTTAACAGTTCTTACAGAGTGGTCTAAATAAAAAGTATTCGCAAATAGTTCGTTCACAAATTCTATAGCTTTTTCATAACACTCATCAGATTTTTGTTGAATAGAAGCTTTAAAAAATAAAAAATCTTCATGCTTTTCGTATTTTGAAAAATGTAATTTCATAAAAGAATCAATTACCATACTCATTTTATAACAATAGTATTGTTGAATATTTTTATTTTGAAGATACTGATTTCCATTAGCAACAATTTCCTGCAATTCTTCTCTAAAAAAGTCTAATTGCTCTTTAAAAGACAATCGTAAGTCAATCTTTTCTGCTATCTTTACAATATTATGATGCAATTCTTTATGCTTTTCATTTAAGTTTTCTTCAAGCTTTATTATTTTTTTATCTAACTCATTGGGTTTTTTCCACCACATTATAAGCATTAGTAGAAAAAGTATTGAGTTTATTACTCCACCCTGTGTTGTTAAAACTTTTACAAATTCAGCAAAAAAGACTTCCATTATTTCCTCCCGATGTAGTAATTATTTTCTCTTTGTTATTATTTCTTTCAATTGTTTTAAACTATAACCAACGATGTAATCTAAATATCTAACTTCATTTTTAACTGTCTTAATCTTTGTTATTGGAAATCCAATTTGCTGCGAGCCTGTAGCTTCTATAAATTCTTCTCTATAATCTTTAATGTTATTCTCATCAATAGTTATTACAGAAAAAGTAGCGCCATCTGGAATGCTTTCTTCTTTCATTATAGCCATTTGCATCATATCACAGTATTGACAACCGTCTTTTGAAAATAAAACAATCTCCATAAAAACTCCTTTTTTTTAAGATGGTTCAGGACAAGTACCAACTGATGTCCATACGCCAGCGATGCACCGTAACGTGTTATTACACCTATATGCACCGTTAGGGCTACAACCTACACCTTCCCATAGCATTACACAACTTTGGCATGTAATACATTTTTTCCCGCCAAATACTTCTTCGCAGATAATATAACCTGACCCGTCATAATAACAACAATCAGTGTTTTGTATACAGATTCCTCCAAGTGCTACGCATGAGGTAACTGTACACCCATACCACGCACCGCCAGAAGTTTCATCACCGCAATCAGCATTACTTTTCTTTTGCCAAGCACCAACTATAGTACTATAAACCCAGCAAAATCTATCACCTGTAGAAGGATAGTCTCCGGCTATTTTAGCACCGTTCGGTGGAGAAGCACTAGTAAAAGTATAACCTCCGTTGTTAAGCGTTCCACCGGTAAATTTTGTGCACTCAAGACAAGTTGGCTGCACAATCCTCCAAACATTAGTAGAAACGCATTCATACCAATACCCATTCTTTTTTGCTCTTTGTCCAACAGTGCAAGCATCACCAACAGCCATAATTATACCTCTACCCAAGAAGTTCCATTGTAAGTAAATTCTCCATGCAAATCTGTTCTATAAACTTTCATTCCCTCAACACCTGTAGGAAAAGATGTGCATAAATAATTCTTGAATGGTGAACCATTTTCTATTTGTCCAGTTCCTTTTGCAACAAGTTTAAGATTTATATTAGTATCTCCACCTGTTGCTTGTACTTCTGGTGCATTACCTGTAGTGTTGTTTTTTAATGAAACCTCATTAACTGCCGAAGCTACCACTATAAACTTCAATAGCTCATTACCGTTTGTATCTGCTAAATATCCACTATTCGCAAATTTTGGTGCTGTCAATGTTTTATTTGTAAGAGTGTCTGTTGATGCTGCTGTTATAGCACCCAACAGCGACAAAACTTCTGCAACAGTCAAATCCTTTGGGTCTGCAGCTGAACCTGTGTTATTGCCTTTAATAGTATTTGCAGCCATATCTGCTAACTTAGTATTTGTCACTGCATTGCTTGCAATAGTCGTTGCTCCATCTCCAACAGAAGTTACGTCTCCTGAATGGTTAGGGTGAACATACGCATTTGCACCATCAGCAACATTAATAATTGTTCTCACCTGTGCAGCTGTTAAATCAGTTGGGTCTCCAGTTCCGGCGCCTGATGCTCTTCCTTTAATTGTAGATTGAGCCATATCATTTAACATAGTATTTGAAATAGAATTTGCAGCAATAGAAGATAAATAAGTAGTAGTATCTATTGAAAATAATCCAGACAAATGACTATATTTTAAGAATCCATCAGTAGCTGCTGTGCTTAAAAACTCAGCCAGCTCTAATAAGTAAATACTCATAGACCAAACTCCAAGACTGGATTTATAAGGTACTCCGCTTACAGATAGTGCTGCAATTGCACTTAAATCAGAATCTATAGGTTGATAAACTCCGCTATGATTATGACTACTTAAACTATAAGTTTCATTTTTCCATGACCAAGCACTTCCAGTCCATGTAAGATATCCAGTAGATTTTGAAATAGCTCCTTCTGCACCTATATCTCCTAAAGTTATAGTAACAACACCCGTTTTTCCATTTACAGAACTAACTTTGTCACTATTATCTATTTTAGACCAAGTTGAAGAATTATAAGTTAACCAATCACCTATTTCATAATCAACTCCACCTAAAGTTCCTGCAACAGATATTATCCAGTAATATCCGTCTTGTGGAGAAGCTGGATAAGTCCCACCAGAAGCATTCCAAACTCCTTGATATTTCAATGCTCCTAATATAGAATCTGGCAATTGAGCAGTAGCTACTTTTCCATTTGAATCAAGTCCTGCAATTCCATTAGCAACATTTATTATACTAGATAAGTCAAGTTCATTACTAACATGAGTATGACTTACACCTAAGATATTATAATCACTAATTATTGTGTTTCCATTAATAACTACATAACAGTCTATTTTTGATGAATCAGCTATTTCAAAATATAGACAAAATTTTCCAACTTTTGTAAAAATGTCTGTTACTGTAGAATTATCTGACGATAACTTCAAAATAGCTGTAGTAACATAGTCGTTAGAAAGTGGATTTCCAAATTTATCTACTAAATTTACATATACTCGCATTATTTTTCACCTCCTAAAGAACTAAATAAGTTGAGTCAGTTTGAAATGTTATAAAATCTACTTCCATCTTTACCCCAACAATATTGTTATTATTATCTTCCTGAGTAAACTCTAATTTTTGAATATTAATTATGTCAGTAAAAGAAACATCTGTAGAAGGTTTCAATTTAATATAAACTCCACTTTGTCTTGAATATTCTTTTATAGCATTAAAATTAGTTAGCTGAGTACTTGTAAGAATTGACGGAAAATATTCTATTTTTACCTTGTTGTAATAACCACAAACTTTTTGTCTCTTAGTAAATCCTCCGTCTATATAAGAAAACTTTGTCTCTTCTATATCTGGAAAAAATACTTGTGGGGTTGGAAAATTATAAGAAACAATAAGAGCATCAGTAGAAGAATTATAAATATTAAAAGTTAGTTTTCTATCCCCTGTCAATAAAGAAAGTCTTTTGTCTACCGGCATATTTCCTCCACTAAGTAGTAATATTTGCTGTAACGTTATAAGTATAAATCTTATTAGAATATCCATAAATTAGAGTATACTCGTTATAAGACTTTTCGTCTGTATAATATTTTGTTCCTATTACTACAGATTTATATTCATCACCATCAGAAGTTTTTAATGCTCCATGCTCTAAAATCTTTAATATTGAATCCTTTGCGCATTTTATTTTTACTACTTTATAATATAGTGAAAAGAATTTTTCAAATTTTTTTCTACATACGTATTGAACTATTTTATCTTGGACATCTTTTAAAAAAGAATCACTAACATCTGTAGGGTTTATTTCAAAAATTTCAACAATCTCGTATTGATTACTTTCTAAAGTATAAGAAGATTCTTGCTCAAACAATAAAAATAAGTTTCTAAAATAGATTTTATTATCAGAAAAATTATAGTAAAAAATGTTCAATATTAATTTTCTAAAATCATTAAAAATATTTAATTTATCTTTGTCATCTACTAATGTTGAATAAACATCTGCAGTATTTAAAAATTTATTATTATATGAATATGCAGAAGTATATCCAATTTGCAAATGCTCTAAATATTCAGTTTCTAGCAATACGTTTTCAATGTCTTCAAAAGAAAATGTAGCTGTATTATAATTCCAATGAATATAAATTTGCTTATACTCTTGATTAGAAACATATTGATACATTACTTTAGAATAGCAATTAGTTTCAACATCATTTCTATATTTCATAGAACCCACAATAAATCCAGTAGGTATTTCTTCTTTAGTAGATGAAATTGCTCCATCTATAGTGGTGAACAAATCTGTTTGATAAGATAAATCAAACCCGTTCTCTCCAACTATGTAACATTTTCCATCTATATCTTTTTCAATAAAATAAAAATACTGAGAAATTAAATCACTAAAAACTATAGGAAGAATTACAAAATTTCCAACACCAGAAACTTGAACGCTTCCATCTGATAAAGTTAAATATGTTCTTCCATTCACTACTGCAGAAATCCGTATTGAGAAATAATCAACTTCATACCAAGTTCCGCTTGATAAATAAATTGGAGAACCTCTAAGTGCATCTTTATTTATTATTGCTTTTTCATTCATTATTGATGTAAGTTCTGACGACGTTGTAATAGTCGTTGGGTTTATTATTGTTGAAGTACCAGAAGTAATCCATGCTTTTGTAGAAGTATTATAAACTCTCCAACCTTTCACGTATGTAGTAATTCCCATGCTAGTTCGAATATAGATAACTTTAAATATTATATGGTCTGAAGTAATTCCATTACTTTTTGCATAATAGTTTTTTATTACTGGAATTATTTTGTAAACTTCATAATCTAATCCACCAAGTTGAACATATTGATCAAAAATTTTTCCAATGTTTTCTTTTATTACATTAGATGTAGTCATAGTTTCTAAAAGATATAATTCTCTATCCCACAAATTAGAAGCATTACTTAATACATAAGCTTTTGTAGAATTATAATCTACATCAGTATCACTTTTTCCGTACTCAATTAAGTCACCAAGAATTCCGGGTATTCTTAAAAACATATTTTTAGAATCCTCAGCAACAACACCAGATATATAATTGATGTCATCCATGTCTTTATACACATAACATTCAGTTTCTCCTGAAGTGTATCTATCTGAATTAAATTGCTCTCTATTACTTTCTAAAAAATATAAAATTACTTGTGAATTGAAGATATTTACTGAAGAAATCTCAATAATCTCATCTCCTATTAATAACCAATAAGTAGTAGATTCAGAAAGTTCTAGCATAGGATTATTAGAGTCTTTAGTGAGAATAAGATTATAATTCGGAGAAGAGCCATTAATCGTTCCATTTGTTTGATATTTTCCAACCTTATTTCCATAGGCTCGATTCAATACATACTCTATAGACTCTTTTATAGACAAATTTTGCTTATACGGTGTACTAATTTTTTGGCTAGATAAGTATGAAATAAAATTAACAAAAGTAGCTTCTGTAAAAAATTTCATTTTATCAATTTTTTTCTTTAAAGTATTTTTCTTAAGCTTTCCTAAGAATATTATTGATGTCTTATAGTAAATAGATAAAAAGCAATCATTAGTTAGTAGTAAGTTATACAAAGAAGTAACATTCAAAGAATTTTGTAAGTCAAAATCTGCAATCTTTATATTTACATCTGAAAGTTTATAAGAAAAATCTTTTAAATCTAAGTACTCAGACAATTCTGATACTGAACCCATGTGAACATCTGAAGTTATTTCATATTTGTTTGCTTCTTCTAAATTATTAATATGTAAATAATACTTAAAGCTCATGATAAGACCAAACCTTCTTGATTTTCAGAAAATTCTCTAATCATATTGATAAGATTTTTTGCTGATTCTTCATCAGATGCAAGAGCCGTTTGTGGTTTAAATTCTACAATAATTGTTTGACCTGTACTTCCAGAATTTTTTGAGAATAACTTACTTGCTAGTTGGTCAAATTTCTTTTCAAATGTAATTTCTGGAGTCACGAATTCTCGTTGTCCTGCTTCTCCTAAAAGAGCTAAAGTGGGTTGGTCAACTACTCCACCTTGAGCAAATTTAATTGCTTGAAGTGCACCAATTAGTGATTCATATCTTAAAGTTACCCACAAAGCTTCTGGTATTCCTGCAAAGCCTTTTGAAAAAGCTGTTGCTAATGCTTTAGCTTCAAGCATTCTTATTGCTGAAGCTATTGCGTCTTTCATTCCAGTTAGCATAGCTTTCCACCAGCCTTTTTCTCCTTTTAAAAGTTGCTCATACATATCTGCAAAACCCTTAGAAATAGAACCCCAGCTTTGGCGTAACATATTTTCTTGTTCTAATAGTTTTTCTTTCATACGTTTTATTTTTTCTTCTTCAATTCTTTTTTCTTCTTCTTCTTCTTTATTTTTCCAATCTTCATCAATTTCAAATTGCTGCCATGCTTTTTTTAAGTTATATTGTTCCATCAATTTTTCATTCAACCACTGTAAATATAGCTGTGCTCTAACTTCATCTTCATCAGTAACTGTAAATTGATTGTTTCCTATATCCGGAACTTTTTCTCCTGCTTTTAAAATAGCGTCCCAATCTGTAGAGCCAATCGCATTTTTCAATATCTCTTGTTGCTCATTAAGTTTTGTTGTCCACATCAGTTGTCTTTCTTTGTACTTTGATATTTCTTTTTCTTTTGCTAAAATTAATTCATCACGATATTGACCACCGGCATAATTTTTAATAGTTTCTAATTGTGACTCTAATTCTTTTTGTTTGTTCTTTTCTTCTGAGATATACCTCTCATACACAACTATTTTTCTTAACTCAGCAGCGTTCAAACCATATTTTTTAGCAATTTCATCTAACGCTTTTGTTCTTTGATTATTAGTTTCTACTTCTAAATCAAAAGCGTCTAATTCTTTTTGCTTATAATCAATAAGTAAAAAAATTAATGAGCTTAAAGCAGCAGATACTAATCCAATAACACCTAGTGTAGATGACATTTGAACTCCAAGAGCTTTGAAAGCAACAGATAATGATTTTATTGCTGCAACTGCTGGAATTAAAATAGCTGTTAGCGAGCCAATTACTGTAATCAATCCGGTTGTTTGAATAACCCATTTTGGAGTAGAATCAATTAAATCAGCAAAGGCTGTTAGCAATGGATTTATTGCTTGTGCTAATGTTTCACCTATAATTTCTTTAACATCACCAATTGTTTCAGTAGTTCTATCTAGCACAGATTTTGTATTTCCTGCATTTTCATTAGCAATATTCCAAGCATCTGCAAAGAATTTTTGAACTATAGCAGCTTTTTCAGTTTCACTTGTTGCGTTTCTTAATGAAGGTAAATATCTTTGAAGCATCATGTAATTTCCTTCACCTGCAGAAATTACTTGACGCATTGCTAAAGTTAAATCTATTCCAAAAGATTTTGAAACGCCTATTGCATACTGAGTCATTTGTTCTAATTCACCTGGTAATGCCCCTAGTTGCAATCCATATCTTTGTAAATCAAGAATAGTTTCGTCACTTATTCCAAAATTTTTCTGCATAAGTTTAGATAACTTTTCAAATTTTGGGTAAAGTTCTGTAGAAGAATTACCAGTTATTTCAATAGCAGACTTTAATAGATTTACAGAATTTTCACTTTCTGCAAAAGCGGTTACAAATCCAGAAATATAATTTTTTGCTGAGTTTAATTGTGAAGAAAGAAGTTGAACTGCTTGATTTAAGTCAGTTATAGATGTAGTGGTCTTTTTTGTTTTTTCTCCAAGACCGTCTACATCCTCTGACGTTTTTGGTATATCATCACCGTTTACTTTAAAAAAGAAGTTTAATATCATGTCAGTAAAAGTTTGAGCCATTTTTATTCTCCTTAGCTTTCTTTCTTTTTCAAATCTTTATCATTTGCCACAAAATTTGAAAATAAAAATAAGACTTTCATTTTTACTGTTGTAAGTATTTCATTAAACTTAGTTATGTCTTTTTGTGAATACGAATAACAAAGTTTATAAATACTACTGGCCACAGGTTTTCCTCCATTTAGTCTAAAGTCTTCACTAGTTCTTTTGAACTCTCTGCTGATAGAAGGTCTTTCAGTAAATTCTTTGAAAAAAAACTAACTAACTCTTTCTCTTCTTTTCTTTTCATATTCTTTTTTAGATATGAAAGACGAGTTTCAAAAGAAGAATTTTCTGAGTCAGTAAGAATTGCAGCACATAATTCAATATTATGAACACTCCCAGTATGCTCAAAAGTAGCTGTAATCAAGTTTAGTTTTTCTTCATCATTTAAATCTTCTATTTTTTTATTCTGCAAACCAACAATATTACTTGAACCCATTATTTTTGACAGCTTAGAATAAGCAACAGTTAACTCTGCAAAATCAAGAGCAAAGAGGTCGTCCACAGACTGAACGACCGTAAAAATTTTTTCTCCTACTTTAATTTTTTCCATTAGTAAATCCTTTCTTTTATGCGCCCTTTGAAATAAACTTATTAGCGCCATCTAAAGAATCATACAATATTCCCCAAGTTGTTTCAGGATAATTTACGTTCTCATCCATTGTTAAATCACTAGACTCCATCAAAGAAGCATGCGGGAATTTCATATAACCATAAACTATTCCAGAGCTATCTTGTGGTGTCTGCATAGTTAGTATAAAGATTGCATAATCAGTTACTACTTCACTAGAAAGTTGAGTAAATCCATCTACTTCTACACTTTCTAAATTTACACCCATCATTAGCGCTAACTCATTATAACCACTTTGCATGTGAGTCAATTTAAGAGTTGGCTCAGCTGTTGGCCTATTTACTCCACATTGTCTTCCAACACAATCTTTTAAAATACTTCCACCTTTTACACCAGGAGAAAATACTATTTTTTCAAGAAAGCCAATAGGTTTTAGTTCTGTACTGCTATAAGAATTAGCAGTATAAACTATCATCAAATCACCTTTGTTGTGTGTTGTTGGACTAGCACCGCGAGTTACAGTGATAGAATTTGCAGAAGGAGAAACTGCAGTAACAGTTAAATCTGTCTCAGTACCAATACCAGCAGTAAAAGGTGTAGATGGTAATCCTTTTGTGCTATTTACATAAAATGTAGTAGCTGAAGTAGAAGAAACATCTGCTGATAAAACTTGAACTCTGTTTTCACTAATTTTCTTTGCTGCCTTTTTAGCTGCTAATACTATTCCACCATACTGAAGAATAGCACCAGAGCTTTCAGCAAAAGTAAGTTCTTTTGTTGCCATATTATTACCTCCTAGTTAGGGTTAAATCAATTCTAGAGCAAAAATAAGGTGGATGCATATTAAACATTCCTCCTATTTTTATGAATGTTGTGTCTCTATCTATTTTAAATCCTGGAATTTTCGCAATTCCAGATTTTCTAATAGTATCTACAATTTTATATTCTAGCTCATTAAGTTTTTTAATTCCTTCAGTTTGAGACTCATCATTATAATTCATCACATATATAGAGATTTGAAGATTTTCTTGCCAATTAAATTGTAAATTTATATGCTCCAAAACATCTAATGAACCTCCCCAGACAAAACACACTGGAAAATTTTCTAGTCCCACTTCATCAGGAAAAATAAATCCCCACTGAACTCTTTCATAAGGATTTTCAGGGTCAATAGAAAAATCATCAATTGTCTTAAGTTTATTTATTAAAGTTTCAACAGAACCATAAATATTAGGCATTGTCAATTACTCCTTGTAAATAAGAAAATCCATATCTACTTAGTGCTTCTACTTCTTCTGAAGAAATTGCCCAGAAATTTCTTTTTTTATTATTCCAACTCATTTTACTTTCATTAAACTTACCTTCTGAATTTCCAGAGCTAGTAAATAATAATTTAGAACCTACTCTTTCTTTCATCAATGCCGGTATAATAGCATTCATCATGTCACCAGAAAGTTTCAGCCAATCTAAATTTCCTCTAACTCTTTCTTTAAATTTTGCATATGCTGTTGAGTATGGAATAAAAGGTTGTCCAGAAGCGTCAACTCCACTTGAAGTTCTATTTTTTATGTTATTAGATTGCATGCTTGCTAATAATAACATAAGTGTAGGAGCTTCCTTATTAATACTTTTTGAAATTCTTAAAAGCTTTTCAGAATTACTACTCATTTTCATTTCCCCACAAATGGCTTAATTAATTTATAAACTACTTTTGGAAACTCACCATCTTCATTAGAAGTAAAGTTTTTAGACTTATAGTATAGATGTTGTGTTAACATTATACAAGCTTTTTCAAGCGCATCAGGAACACTTCCTATAGCATATCCAGCTTTATATGAACATGAATATTTTCCAAAAAATCTAAAATAGTTTTTTGTATAAATTATTCCATTGTTATTTTCAATGTAGTAGTAATTTTCTGGAACATCTGTTGTTGAAGTACCAAAAGTTTGTAAGCTTGTTACTTCTGAAACAGGATAATTTTTAAGAACCATTGATTCTTTATCTCTTATTTCATGTATTTCATTTTCATAAGTTCTTTCTGCTAAATTTCTATTACAAAACTCAGTACTTTCTAATAATTCAGTAGCAGCACTAATAAATTCTTTTATAGTAGCAGATGTAGCAGTTACTGCTTGTGGTAGTTTTATTTTTTCATAAGTAGTTAAATAGTAACTCATACTTCTCCTTTAAATGGGGAAGAAGTTTTCTTCCTCCCCATAGTTTTCAAACTAGTTAGTAACAGGAAGATTTATTGGGTTTGCACCAATGAATTCTATGCCGATAGTATCTGCTTTTCCAGTAGACTGAGAAACTACAGCTGTAATAAATGGCTTTGTGAAATCATTTTTAGACAGCTCGATGTAGTATCTTCCAGCTTCTGTGATTGTCAAAGTTTTTCCAGTTATAGCAGTTGGAGACCCATCTGCTGCAGATGTAGCTTCATAAGCTTTAACTACTACTGCTGTAGAAGAAAGGTCACGAACATCTACAACTAGCATTCCTTGTAAACAAGTTTGACGGTCTATCTTCGCAGGAGACGGGTCTGTAGAACCTTGAGTATAACTTTTAGTATCTACAATTACTTTGGCCAAAATATTATCTTTTACAGAATATATCATTTCTACACCTCCTTATTTCATTTTCAAAACTTTAAATGCTTCAGGTAACATTACTGCTCCACCTTCACGAACACGGAAAAGAAGACCAATAAGAGGAGCGTATTTTTCATTCATTCTCTGAATAGACATATTGATTCTTGCTACTCTCCAGTAGTATGACATATCTCCAACAAGCATTACTTTCTGACCAGTAGTCATATTTTCAGAAAGACCTGCCTGACACTGAAGAATTGGCATTCCATCAACAGTAGCAGTTTCACCCTTTACAGCAGGCGGCATCCACAAATAGTTATTAGTTGTGTCTTTAAGAAGACGCAAATTTCTAACCATTTTCCTACGAGCAAAAACAGTTCCACGAATTGCGTATTGTTCTTTCAACTCATAAAGGAAATTAATTACATCATCCATTGTTAACACAGTAGATGAAGCTGCTGTTACAGCACCAATAGAAGTATTTGTTAAAATACCTTCTTTAGTACTAGTACCGTTACCAGTGAAAATATCAGTTTCTACTTTTGTAGAAAGCGTTTTTACAAATTCACCAGTAATATACTGCTCAAGATTTACAGCAGCATCTTCTAACAGGTCTTTAGACAAAGTTATTAATCCTGCATGCTCATGTGTTTGAATTAAAACTTGACCAAATGACGGGTCAGATTCAGTCGGTAAATTTTGCTCATCTACATCATACCAAACCATTCCACCATTTCCCTTTGGAACACGAATTGCGCCTTTTGAAGTGGTAATATTAGTAACAGTAGGAATTACTACATTCTTATCAGGCACTGCTACAATCATTGAGCTTAAGAATTCTTCATCAACAGTAAATCCGCCTTCAGCATCATCAGCTACAATAAGAGCTTTTTTCTCTTTTTCAGAAAGGTCATTATAACCCTTTCTAATATAATTGATAATGGTTTCTTTTTTCTCACTTTTTACACTAGTATCAAATCCAGGCATATTAGCCTCATTCAATTTCTGATACTTCTCAGTAAGCTCATCAAGAACAGTTTGAACTGCTTCGATTTTAGCTTTGTACTCACCAATTTCAGCCTTGTTAGAATCATTAGCTGATTTTAATTCATTAAAAGCAGAATTAATATCACCTATAATTTTTTCCATTTCTTTGATTTCCATATTACTTAACCTCCTGTAAGTTTTTTAATAGCAATGACAATTGAGTTCCTAACCCTTCAAAATCAGTTTCTTTTTCTTCAGTATTGATATTATCATTAGTGCTAATAGATTCTGATTTTTCATCAGAATTATCGGGCTCTGCTGATGATATAATAGCTTGAAGTTTTGTGAAACTCTCTTCAATACTTTTGACGATGTTTTTAAGAGCTACTAAATTTGCATTTGATAAAACTCTTCCTTCTTTATCTTCTTTGTTTATATTTAATTTAAAGTCATTAAGTAAAGAAGTTAGTTCATCTATCGCATCTTCGTTTTTCTCAGAATAAATTTTATCAATAACTCTATCAAACATAGACTTGAACTGAAATATTCTTGCATCTTCCATAGCTGGAAATGGAACTACTGAAACTTCATAAAGTTTAGCTTCTTCAATAATTCTTAAATCTCCTTCTCTATGAGACTTTATTGTTGTAAATCCTATTGAAAGTCCATCTAATAGACCGTCTTTTATGTCGTCTATTATCTCAGTTTTTGTCAATGGTATTTGACCCTCTAACCACAAACCAGCATCGGTCTCTTGTAAAGTTACTGGTAATCCAATTACTTTTGTATCGTCATGGTATGCAAGAAGTTTTATTTTTTTAGCAGGCATTCTTTCTCGTATTGTTTTTTCAAAAGCTCCTTTGATAATTATATCTCCATAGAAATCTGGAGTTTTAGAAAATGAAGCTGCTAATCCACTAAAATAAAAATACTTTTCATCAGATTTAGTTTCAAGTTTCACTCCTTGCTCATAAAATGACATACTGTTTTTCTTTTCTATATTCATTTTATTCTCACCTCCTTAGTCTAAATAATTTAATACTTTTTCTTTCTGTACTTCAAAATATTTTAAAAATATTTTTTCAAAATTTGGCTCGAAAGACTTCATCAATTTATCTTTTTTGTCCCAATAAATTTTCTTATTTTCTAATGTATCAAACTCGAATTCTGACTTGTCAATGATTAAAGACTTAAAAGCATCTTTAAGAATAGAAGCTAAAAAACATCTACATTCTATATCATCAGAAGCAACTCCAGTATCACCAGGAAATTCTGTCTCGTTCCCGTCTCCTGTTTTAAAATTTTCATCTAAGTCTATAGCTTCTCCGTCTAATACCTCATGACTATCTCTAACTAATTCATCTCTTTGAGTTATCCAAACTTTCTTTTCCACAATGTCTGTATCTTTGTAAGCATTGTAAACTCCATAATTTGCAGCATGAGAAGATTCTGTTCTTGCTATAACACCTACTCTACCCTTAGAATAACCATCAAAAAGCTTTTCAATTCTTTCTTTCATTTCGTCAATAGTTTCTCCAAGTTCAGCAGATTTAGTCATTTCTTTTCTTAAATCCTTTATTGTAGTTCTATCAACGTTAGAAATAAGTTCACCAGTCTTTTTCTTAATGAACTTTATTAAATTTTTATTTTGAGGATTATATTTTACAGTCTTGTCTAAAGCTTTTAACCATTGCTCAGCAGAATAATTTGCTACTCCAGTTAAAAGATTAGAAATAGACTTATTGAACTCAGAAGATTTAATAACTCCAGAAGGAATAGTTATTTCTTTTACTTTCTTCATTTCTAACTTAGTATTGATATTTTTAGTAGTTTCTTCTTCATTTTCTAAAGCAGAAAAAGTTCCCATAGAAAAAGAAGGATATTTTTGATTCAAAGCTTTTAAAAATTCCGAGCGAGTTAGCTGTTCTGTAGTAACTTGTGGATAGCCAAGTTTAGTAGCTGCAGTATTTAAAGTAATTACATCTGCGTTAACTAGTTTTACTAAGTTATCAATAATCGGAGTCTCGTCTTCTTTTAGTGCTGAAATCTTAGAAAAATCAGGAATGATAACTAAGTTTTTAGAATTTTTAAACATCGGAACTAATTTATTATTTAGCTCATCTACATAATCTAATATGTCAGGAATTATTGTATTTTCCCACAAAATTTTTCTTGCTGTTGAAATATTATTATATGTAGCTGCTGTAGGAATTATCAACTCTGTAGGAACTTGAAGTAATGCACAAATATCTTCTCTTATCTTTCCTTGTAAATATTGAAAATCTAAATCTTTATGTGTTTTTCCAATTTCTTGCCATTCTAATCCTTCTTCTAAAAGAAGTGGCTTATGTGCATTATTTACTCCTATGTAATCATTATCTATTTGATTTTTTAATCTCTCATATTGTGGGTCACTTAGCGTTGCACTTGTTTTAAATGCTCCGTCTGGTCTTGCAGCATTTTTAAAGAATATTCTATTCCAAGTATCTATTTCGTTAGAAATTTCTATAGTAGCTTCTCCAGATAGTAATGGTGATTTTCCATCATTTAAATTCAATAGGTCAATGTATTTAGTAATGAGCAATTGTTCATAATGGTACAATATTTTCTTTCCAGGTGCTTCTTCATATTCCACAGAAACTATTTTAGAATCTTCAATATTAAATTGGCATCTATCAGGTCTTAAATAAAATATCCCGACAGGTTCTTTATCTATTTTTCCAGTCAATATTACCGCAATTCCCTTTCCAGCTAAAATTTTAGATAACATCAAAAATTGCATGAAGTTGTGTTTTGAATAATATGAATTTGGTTTATTTAATAACTTTTGAATAGGATGATTTTTTTCATGAACAAATTCATCTGAATTTTTATAGTAACCCACTTTTAGAGGAACACTAGCAAAATTTAATGCTCTTAAACTTGAGCAAAGATATACATATATCGCTTTTTCGAATTTAGTCTTTACATTACATACGTAAGAATTATTTTTATAGATTGTAGTTTCCCCAGTTAGACTATAAGAAACATCCCAAGTATCTTGAGATTTTCTTTCAATTTTTGTCATTTTCAAATCTGTATTTTTTAGTCTAAGCATATACTACCTCTTTTAATATTTTTTGAATTACTTCTTTTTTATCTATATGATAGTGAATAAGTTCTGATTGCTCTAAATTATCAATTTTACTAAGAAATCTTTCTCCAATTATTTTTGCTTCTTCAATTTTATTTAATTCTATAAAAGCAAAAAATAAGAAAAAATCACAGTCAAGACTGTAAAGAGAGTAACTTTCTATTTCTTCTTTTAATTTTAAGATAGATTCATTATCTCCTAGAGCTGTCAACAATCTTAAACTATAATCTAAAATTTGTAAACTAATATGTTCAGGAAATAAACTTTTTCCATTGTATGCTTTTGCAAAAATGTTTAAATTTTCAAAACATTGTTCTTCTGTATAATTTAAAACACCACTTAATTTTATTTTTTCTAAATTAGATACTCCAAGTTGATATAGAGAGTAGAAATACGAATAGTCACTTACTTCATTTTTAGATTCTTTTTCTTTTATTACATCGATAAGAGAATTCATTGTTTGAATATGACGACCACTTTTTTTTCTTCTTTTTTCAGTATAACCATAATGTTTTAAATAAAAATTTGAATCTCCCACAGAAATTAAATGTCCAAAAATTTGGTTGTGAACTGGTAGCTCAAATAAAATATAGTCTTTTCTTATTATTCTTGTATTAGAAAAATTACCAAGCTTATTATCAGGTAAGTGCATCATTTTAAAACATAATGAGTCAAAACTTTTATTTACAGCATTGTAAATACTTTTTCTTAAAGAAGCATTTACATAATTCTCTACTAAAACTTCATCTGCATCTATTATAAAAATCCACTCATTAGAAGCATACTTCACAGATTCTCTTCTTGCATTTGAGAAATTAAATGGTTCTTCTATAAAAGAATAAACTTTTTCCGTATACTTAAACGCTATTTCTTTTGTAGAATCAGAAGAGCCAGTATCTACAACTATAATTTCGTCTACTTGATTTTTTATTGAATTTAAGCATTCTTCAATATAGTCTTCTTCATTTTTTGCAATTATACATGCTGAGATTTTTATGTCTTTTTCTCTAAGTAAATCAGAGTACTTAAGTTTTTGATTAATTAATTTAATAGCTTCATAATTATTTTTGTCTTTGTAATATTGTTTCAATCCGCGAAGTACAGAGAATTGAAGATAATTTGCTAAGACATCTATATACAATTTAAAGTGTGTATCTTTGTTTTCTTCTAAGATAGGCAATGCTCTCATAATGCCAAGCATATTTTTAGAAGAATTAAATAGCTCTTCTACATTACTTACTTGTTCTTTTTTAATATGAGCATTTTTTATTCTCATAATCTCCTCAAACTTGGTGTTCTTAATTTGTCTTTGTAATAAGAATAAGCAATTTCTGCATATACGTTAGCATGGAAATAATGGTCAGCACCAACTTCAACATATCTAGGAACACCATCAACAATTGTTCTCATTGGTGCTTTTAATTGATTACAAAATTCTTCATCTACAGTACCAGGAATTTTAATAGTCTTTGTCTTATATCTTCCAACAATAGCATCGCAAATAGAAGTTCTATCTGCAGTAACAAATTGAGAGTCTTCATTTTCTGTAAAGTTAAGTTCTGCTTTTGAATTATCTACATAGCGACATAGAAAAACTTTACAATTCTTTTTTAAAGACTCTTGCAATTCTCTAGCTTTTCTAGTTTCTGGCATCGCATCAATAACAGCAACAGTAATTCCAGACTGTAAAATTATTCTTTCTACTTCAGCAAAGTCTCTATACTTTTGAACTTTGCAAATATTTCCAAAAGAATCGTAAAAAATAACGTGTAAATAACTTCCAACGTCAATACCACAAACTTGAGGTAATTTAACTTCTTCAAATTTAGCAGCTTCTAAGTCTTCATGTAAAAGTTTGTCACCCTCACAAACATAAGGCAATCCTAACTTGCTATTGTAAAAATTTTCTTTTACTGTCGCTGAAAATTTTGTTTTTTCAAATTTATCCATTAAATCGTCTGCAGAAACAGTAGGACTTAACGTTTGAGAAATATGATAACCCGGAACTTTAGACTTAGCTAAAGCTTTCCACTGTCCAAAATTTCTATTAAGCTCTGTTTTACATTTTTTGCAACCATAAAAATAAGATTCTTTTTCATGGTTTAAAAATATATTTTCAAAAAAATCTACTGGTTGCTCTAAACCGCATTTTGAGCATTTTACAAAAAATTCTCTTTGGTCTGATTGTAAAAATGCTGAGTGTATGTTCATTTCAGGAAGCAAAGGTGTAGATAATTTCAAAATCCACTTATACTCACTTGCATCTAATCTATCTAATGCAAGTTCTACTGAACGTTCTGGCATTAAAGAATATTCATCTATGACAAGAAAATCTACTGGAGTTGAGCGAAGTCCAGATTCAGAATTTGCTCCACGAACAAATAAATTTCTTTCACCCGTTCTTTTGTGCCCTATATTTGAAACATCATTGAACAAATTAGAAAGTCTTTCAGAATTTTCTATAGCTGGGTTGAATCTCCCAGATGAAAAATTACTAGCATCTCCACCCCCTGGAAGAAGATACATAACGTCACCTATGTTGTCTACTACATACAAACCAAGATTCACAGCAAGCTCAGAAACTCCAAGCTGCGCACCTTTCATTATTACAACTTCTTTTTTAACTTTTTCATTTATAAAATGAGAATAGATTTCACGAAGAAACTCTCTACCTTTTAATGTATAAGGCTTACCTTCTATTATTCTATTTTTAAAAGCCCAGCCAAGAGAACTTACTGAATCAATTAGCTTCGAGGCATTCTTGATATGATTCAACAAGTTCTCTGAACTTAGGGTTTCTAAGGAGTTCATTTTTGATTTTTTCATCTTTTAATAAGTCACCAGATTTTTCTGGGTTCTCTGGATTTTGTAAAGGTTGTTGTTTTCCAGTTGGTAAATAACGTAATAATATTTCAATAGCTTTAAGCTTCTCTTTTGGCATAGAAGAACCAGTAGCAATTGAATAAAGTTCTTTGAAAAGTTTATTTCTCTGAGATTCGTAATCTCCAACACTCGAAGCAGCAACTTTTGCGATGAAAGTTTTAACAATTTGATTTTGTAATAATTCTTGTCCTTCTTCAAAATGTTCGGTAAAACTAAGTCTTCTAAGAGCTTCTTCTTCATTGTAATCAATAACATAAGATTGCGCAAAAGCTTTATAAAAGTCATAGATAGTAGAATAAGCTATTCCTCCCTTTATTACTTTTGCATCATTCAATTCCATATATATCATCTCTTTCCATATAATTATTATTGCAACTATTTATATAAAATGTCTAAAAAAGTTATAAAAAAATGTAATTTATGATACTTTTGTATAACTATAAAAATAAGCATAAAAACGCGTAGTTTTTATAACTACGCTGATAAAATTTAAAAACTATTAAATTTATTTAGTTGATGATGATATTATATTCAATTGAAAAAATAAAAAAGAAAAAGTAATGTAAAAAATAATCCCTACTTTTTTTCTATCTTCTTTATCAAACCATCCAATTGAAATAGTGGGAACCAAGAATAGTTCTTTTTGATAAAATTTTAAGTTAGTATTTTCTAATCGTCTAATAGAGTTACTAAAGTTAAGATAAAAATTCATTTTGTTCCCTCCCACAAAGTATTTCGTTATTAAAGTATTCTGAGTTAAAAATTATTGGGTAATATGCTTTTAATTGAGAAACCATTTCACGAATTAAATGCTGCATTTGTGGGTGAGCTTGTTTTGAAACGCGTAATTTTACTATATGAAAAATTTGGCGCAAATTAGCTGTCATAAAAAGTTCTGTCTTTAATGAATTTGGTAAAACACTTCTTGACCATTGCGGAGACATTCCAGAGTTTATAAGTTCTTTGTAAACAAATTCACTTTGTTTTATCATTTGAAAAAATAACTCTACTTGTTCTTCTTTCCCTTCAGTAAAAGTAAATGGAGATATGAATTCTATATCTTTATTGTTATAATTGCAAAACCTAGTAGATTCTTGAGTAAAACTTGCTATTCTATGTCTAACTAATTCGTGAGAAATTCCTCTATCTGTCGTAATTTTAAAAGTAAAAGAAATATGCTCAAACACAGAAAGATGCTGTTTTTGTAAAAGCATATTTATAAAATCTTTGTAAGATTCTTTTGAAATTCTACCAAAACTTAAATACGCAACTCTACCACAATACTCTATCATTTTACAAATATCTTCTTCTTTTATTTTAGTAATTAATTCGCATTTTTGTTCTACTATTTTCATAAATAACCACCTTTCTATAAAGTAAAAAAGAGAAGAATTTCTTCTTCTCTAAAAAATAATAAGAACAGTTTCTTAATCCAAAATTGTCAAAGATTCTGGAATTTCGACTTCTGGAACTTCTGTTTTTAGCTCTACTGTCTCAACTTTTTGTAATTTTTCTTTTTTTACTCTAACTCTTTTTTCTTTTACAGGTTTTTCTTTGACCTGAGCAGTAACAACTTTTTCTTTTTTCACTCTGGGCAATTTCTTTTCTCGTGTCTTAAGCTTTTCAGCTCTTTCTTTTTTCTTTGCTAAAGCAATTGCTTTCTTTTCAGCTTTTTTTGCATTAGCAGCAGCCTTAGCTTCAGATTTCTTTTTTGCTATCTCTGCTTTTTTCTCAGCCATAGCTTTTTTCTTAGCTTCTGCAATTTCTTTCTTGAAAGCAGTAACCTCAGCTTTAGTAGGCTTATAATCTAACCAACTAAAACAATTTTTAGACTTTGCTAACTCTTTAAGACCTGCTACACCTCGTTTTGCAGCTAATTTAATTTCTGCAAGTTCACCTCTTAACTCTCGATTCTCATTTAGCAGTTTTTCATACTCCTTTTTAGATACCAATCCAAACATATTGTTCTCCTTTCTATATTTTATATTATTATTGTTTCAAACTTTAATTTTTGTCAAGTTTTTTTTTCATAAAAATGCATTTTTTCCTGTACATTTCTTGTGCATATGGTATAATCAATTCATAAAGGAAGGAATGGTTCCTCTCCTAAAAAACGAAAGGCGGAAACCAAATGAAAAACTTGAGAAAAGAAATCAGACAAAACGAGTTCATCAAAAAAGCTATGAGAAAATTGGTAGAAGAATTTGGAAACAATTCTTTTTACCGATTCTTTGAAGACGATGACTGTGTAGTGGGAAAAGAAATTTATGGAACTCAATCAGAGTATATTTCTTACTTTGGTACAAGAGAAGTAGATTTAAAAAATAACGTGGATGTTATGTTCTTTGTAAAAAGCATGGCTTCATCAATAACAATAACTTTTGATTATATAACAAAAGATGTTCTGTTTGAAGAAGAATTCAAATACATTCATGCTAATTCAGGAAAAAATAGTTACACGGCAAGAATAATATACCACGCTAACACAAACACAATTGAAAGAATGTCATAAATAAGGAAGCTTCGGCTTCCTATTTTCTAGACAAGTGATGAACTTAGTAGCAATAATAAAATAAAGAAAGGCGGAAAATATGTACTCATCAAAAAATTTCAAAACTAAAAAAGCATTTAAAGAAGCTGTTGCTAATGGTGAACAAATTACTCTATATTCTCCTGGTATAGGAATACCAAAAGAAAATGGAACTGAATGCGTAGAAGGTCCTTGGTACCCTGCTCCGCACTCTTGGTATGCCACAGTAGTTGTTGAAAATTATATTGTCAAGTCTGTAAAATAAGAAAGGAAATAAAGAATGAATACTTTAAATAGATACATAAAAGAATATTATGAAAGTATACTAGGAAAAAATATTTCTGCAATAAAATTAAGCGGTGAAATAGTAGTAGGTGTAGTTACACGAGTAGACCATGTAGCAGTTACGATAGAACGTGAAGATTTTAAAGATTGCTTTTACTTTGCTAATTTTTGTTGTATAAGTATTATTAATTGAAAGGAGAAAAAATATGAGGCTTTTTAAAATCGAGTGGTCAAATCAAATTATTTCTAAAGAAGAGTTTGAAAACTTAAAATCCTGTTTTGTAATTGGAAAAAAGTATTTTAAAGAAAGAACAGCTAATGATTTTTGGGTCAGTAAAGAAGACGCAGAAAAAGTAGGAAAAACTGTAGAAGAACTGAAAGTAGAAGAATACAATGCAGCTTTTAAAAAGCAAAATAAATCTATAGATACTGACATTATGATTGACTATTGCTATGGTTCTAATGAGTGTTTAGTAAATGATGATTTCTTAGATGTCGTTAAGGAATTAGAATTTAAAATTTTAGAAGTTCAACATACAAATACTAAAGAATATGATAATGGAGATTTGTATGGTGCAATTCAAGACTTAATAAGATTAGATGCTACAAACGAAGCAAGAAGACTAGCAAACGAAAAATGTAAAGTGCACATTGGGGGAAATAAACTTATGGAAATTACAAAAGTAAAAGTTGAAGTGAATTGTTGCACAGATTATTTACAATCTCAATTAGATGAGGGTTGGAGAATTATTGCTGTATCTGTTCAACCAGATGGAAGGAGACCAGACTATGTCCTTGGAAAATAAGCCTCTTATGATTACTAAATTTAATTTCGCAAATGTCCACAAAGGATTCTGTCCAAAATGTTTTGGTTCTGTCACTGAAATAAACAATAGATTTTGCGGAAGTTGTGGATTAGAATTAAACTGGGGTTATATTGGAGGAACAAAATTTATTCCAACATCAGGCATACAGAAAAATTTAGAAGAAAAAGATATAATAGTTCTTATAATGAGAAATGAAATCATCTCTCCAGTAGAAAAAGAAACTATTTTTAGATGTGCTAAATGTGAAACGCTTGTGAATAGAAATGATAGATTTTGTAAATTTTGTGGACAAAGAATGGATTTTTAACAATAATACTAAAAACGAAAGGAGATTCTTATGGAAGAATTGAAAGAGCTGGTAGTAAAATTGGAGGCACTAGTAGGAGTTATTAAAAGTGACATTGGAAGATTTGAAAATGAAAATGTCAAAGCAGGTATTAGCATTCGAAAAAATCTTCAGGAAGTTCGTATGGCTGCTGGAGAGGCAAGAAAGATTGCTACAGATAAGATAAAAGAGCTTAAATCGTCTATCGATTAGCAAAATAAAAGGAGCTAAATATGAGAATGGTTGGAGAATTTGTACAAGGAAACTATTCAGATTCTATACACTATAAAAAATTTAGCTCCTTTATTTTAAAAGAAACTTCTATTTCAGTATTATTGAAATTTAAAAAACCACAATGGATTCCAAAATCTCGTATTGCTATTTGGAAAAATGAGACTGGTGGATGTTTTGTTTTCATTCCGATTGATATAGTAAAAAACAAAAATCTTTTGGACAATTCAATCAAAATAGCACAATAATATTATTCTATGGAAGGAGAGGGGAAAATATAATGAGAAATCAATATAAAGATAATAGCCGTATAAAAATCCTGGGACTTAACCCCTCTCAGTCTCAGGTACGCGCTCGTAGCCAAGTGGTAAAGGCAATGGATTTTCAGTCCGTCATCGAGAGTTCGATCCTCTCCGAGTGCTTTTGGAGTCGTCTAAGTGTAGGACACTCTTGCCTAGTAAAGCTTTTAAAAACTTTTTGCGCGAAGTTGCAGCTTGAAAAGTGGGGGCAATGGAAAGTTAAATGCTTTCCCTCCAAACAGAATTATTCTTTTAACAAAGGTTATTCGCCTTTCTCTTTGTTAAATCTTCAGTGAGTTATTCGCCTTTCGCACTGAAGAAAGAAATGCAATAGTTGCAAAGCTTCTATTGCATTTTCTTTTTACAAAAACAATAAAATTTCACAATAATAAATATAAAAATAGGAGGAAATTATGATACTCATAGTAGAAGTAAATAACTTAGAAAGTATTACTAATCCTGAGAATTTTGGAATAGAAAAAAAGATTGCTTTTCATTTGCCAGAATGTTTTCAAGGTATAGCATATGAGACTAAATTTAACCAAGAAATATTCTTAGAAAACTTAAATAAGATATTGGAAAAATTTCCATTTAAGCTCGAGTATACAATACGTAATTATTGTGTAGATAATAGTCTTATAGTTTTGAAAAATGAAAAAGTAAGAATAGTTCATGCTGAAAAATATTTTTACACTATTGCTTGGAGAGATTGAAATGCTTAAGAAAATTCATAGATTCGTATTTGAAAATGTTTTTGATATTGTTTTAGCATATATTCCTACAATTTTCTTTGCTCTTCTTTTATTAGTTTTTATAAGCATGTTTACACTAAGATGTCAAGTCTCAAGAATGGAGAACAAGATTGAAAAAATAGAATCAGAAGACATGAAGAGTTTTTTACAATCTGTAAAGAGATTAGAAAAAGAAAACAAAGAAGAATACTATCGAAAAGGGTATAATGATGGAGTAAAAGACATAATGTCTTTGAATCTATACGTAAAGAAAATTAATATAGAAGATTTTGAAACTGTAAAAAATTACCGTTTTAAAAATATAAAATAAGGAGAAAATTATGAATAGAAAAACATTTTTAGAATTAATAAATGATTTAAGAAAAACAAACAAACGTGAGATAAAAAGAACAATATTAAAAAGATTTGAAACATACGGAATGTTAATTTTAAAACTTACTTATGACAAAAATATTATTTTTGGAATACGGTCATTGAAAAGTAATAAGTCTGGAATTTTAGATATAGAAGCAGTTTACTCAAATTTTTTTGATACTTTAATGAAATATGTAAATAAAGAAATAGAACATAAAGAAGCAATAGCGAAACTTACAGAAGTTTTTTCTCTATGCAATAAAGAAACACAGGAACTTATAAACGATATTCTTTCTAGAGATTTGAAATGTGGTATAAGTTCTATAATTCTAAATGAAGTTTTTGGAAATAATTTCATAAAAGAATTTAAAGTCCAGTTAGCAAATAAGTATGATCCAGAAAAAGAATACCCCACAAAAATGTGGTTAGCTTCTCCAAAACTTGACGGCTTGAGATGTTTCTATGTTCATAATAAATTACCTCATCACCCTAACTGGGTAAAAGAAAAAACTTTGTACACAAGAAATGGAAAAGAAATTTTTGGTTTTGAGCACATAAGAAACTATTTGGAAAGAGTATGCACAGTAAACCATCTAGATTTTAATGATGGAGAATTATTTTCAAAAGATTTACTTTTTGAAGAAATTCAAAGCATAGTGACTACTAAAAAAGAAATAAGTTTGGAAAGAAAAAATAAAATATTTTTTAATTTGTTTGCTATAAGTGCTAAAAATTTAGAGCACTTTTGTGAAACTACTAATATGTTAAGAGCTTATGCTTCAAATGAATTTTTTAATGTTGTTGAATATTATTTAGTAAACTCAAGAGAAGAAATTGAAAGATTACATGATAGATTTGTTGATGCTGGGTATGAAGGAATAATGCTAAGAGATACTAAGGAATTATACAACTTTGAGCGCTCTAACGCATTATTAAAATACAAAAAATTCAAAGAAGATGATTTTGAAATAATTGATGTTGAATTTGGAAGACCTAGAACAAAGTATGAGAATGAAATTGTTAGATTAAAGGTTGTTAAAGAAAATATAGAATCTTGGGTTGGCACAGGTCTTACAGATTCTACTCGTGCTAAGTTGAAAAAATTATACAAAGACAAAGAATTGTTTGGAAAATTAGTTGAAATAAAATATCAAAACGTTACTGAAGATAATTCACTAAGATTTCCTGTGTATAAAAAATTGAAGTTGGATAGATAAAAGTATTGAAAACAATATTGAGCCCATAATATATATTTTAACCATATGGTACAAGGGGTGTTGCAATGAAAATCAACATCCCTACTTTTTAAAGTGTATGAAATGCGAACTTGAAAGTCAAGTTTAACAATAAAACAAAAAAACTAAATTTTTCATTTTTTCCTGTACATTTTTCTTGCATGTGGTATAATTAATTCATAAAGGAAAGGAATACTTTCCAGAAAGGCGGAAAACTATGGAAAAGAAAATCGGGAAAATCGAAATCGAAATCTTATCGGACGACATCGAAGGGGATCTTGGACACTTATTAATTGAAGCAAATAAGGGTTTTGGGTTACGGTACACATTAGAAGAAATTGACTTTACCACAATGACTTCTGTGATATCTTTTTATGGGAAAAAAGAAAACTTACGCGGGTTTTTCAACTTCTACGCTGAAGAAAATTTATTTGAAAATATAGATACTGAAGTAGAATTCGAAAAACTTTTTGAAGTAGAAATGGAGGAGCAGGGTTAAAAGCCCTGCTTTAAAACTATGAAGCCGATTAAAAAAATAAACTTAGACGTTGCTTACACGAATGACGAGCTAATAAACTTTCTAATAAATGTTGGAAAAGAATATAACTTGACTTTTCGATTTGAAAACGATAGTTATTCTGAATCAATGTTGTTTGTCCCAAACATTACATTTTATGGTTTTGAAAGCGACTTAAAAGTATTTTATATTGAAGAATTTGAGCCAGATTACACAGGAGATTTTTCAGAATTATTAGAAGATTAGTTTCAAAACAAAAACTGGAATACTAAAAATATTCCAGTTTTTTCCTGTACTTTTCGTGTGCTTATGTTATAATGAATTCATAAAGGAAGGGATAAACTCTTCCAAGAAAGGCGGAAAAAATGAAAAAAAAACTTACCTTGGAAACACCAGAAACATCTAGCATCGGGGTTCTAAACATTCTTAAGTCTGCTACTTTGGATTACAATCTGACTTACAAAATTCATGAGGTAGAAGAAATTCCAAAGCGAGATGGAAGCTCAAATGCTGTGATAACTGTTACGTTATTCGGGCCAGAAGAAAATTTGGAAAACTTTTATTATGAGCAAATAATTTTAGAAGAAGATACTGTTAGCTTCAAAGAAATTTTGTTAGAATCAAACTAATAACAAAAGACTAAAAAATTAGGGGATAGCAATATCCCCTATTTTTATGTAGCAAAGTTAAAACTTGACTTTCAAGTTTTTGTTTCATACACATTAAAAAATTACCTTAGCAATTAGCATTGCAACACACATACAAGTAAATAGTTAAAATATATATTAAGACATCGCTATTAAAAAAAACAAAAAAAAAAAATAGTTTTTTTGTTTTTTTTT